TTCAATATCATTTTCATCTGCTAAGCCTCTATTCATTATGAAGCCAAGCGCACATCTAGTAGATGTATGTCTAGTTGGTGACCAGCCAAAATATTTCATTGAATCACCCGGCATTTCTTCACCAGTTTCATCATCGGTATAAGTATCCATACCTTTCTCACCTTGCTTTTTCATTTCTTGCCAGACATAATAAAAAATTGCCTTATCTGTCTTGAGCATTGTTTCTGCATTTTTATTTTTCATTGCTATCTCCTGTTTCTGAATTGTTATTTGGAATTGTATAATTATGACCATTTTGTATTTCAGCTTCGTTTATATCTATTTCACCATTCATTGCTACTTTTTGATCCATACCAAGAGCGGCAAGAGATGCTATTGCTAATGCATTTTCTTCATCAATAGCATTTACAAAATAAGTAGTATTAAATGATACTGTAAATGGGTATTCTTTACTATTTAAGTTACTCATCATTATACTGCTTTAGACTTTTGTTTTAATTTTGGATTAAGCATAATTCCACCATCATTATGATTCTCTTGATGGAATATAATTCTACCTTCAATAATATCTGTTAAGATATTAACTGCATCTTTGTAAGATATTGAATTTAGATCAATGTTTGCATACATCCAGGCATTATCATCATCATCAAAGTCTCTTTCTTCATCATCATACCAAGCATCAGCTAATAAATGCCTATAAGCACCACCTAGTGAATAACTGTTTTGTTTAGCAAATGCCCAAACACTTGCTTCATCACCATAAAATATCTTTTTGCCAACCCAAAGTGGAATATTCAAATAACTGCAGGCGATTAATTCAAATTCTTGGTGAAAATCACGCGAGTCACTTTTGCTCAACCATTTTGGTATTTCCCAATCAAATGCTACTGCAGTTGCAAATCCGGCAATACAGCCAACACTTGTGCAATTAAATTTATTGGTTGTTTTGTCGAAAAGAGGAGCTTTGGATAAGTCAACGGTATTGATTAAACTAGTTCTTGTAACTTCGTGAACATAGTTGTAATAATTATCCCAGTTCTCAGAAAGATGACCAAGAAATGTAGACATATTAAAGTTTGTCAAACCATTTTGCTCAATAGTTGAAATCAAATTTTTAAATGCTTCAACATCGTAATCTTTGTATGTGTTTTTATGTAACCTTGCTGTAATTCGATCAATCTTTGCTTGAATTCTATCTTGTTCTTCTTCACGTTCATCTGTCCAACCACATTTTAAATAGGCTTCAACATGTTTTATTTTCTCATCTACCACTTTTAGTGTTGCTTTAACTCTTCTATTTGATTTCATATTATTCTCCTTGTTTTTTGATTTTATTTACTAATTTCATTACTTTATATTTATTCCATGAAATAATGTATTCTGAACCAAACTGCTCAGTCCAAGCAAAATCTTTATCTAATTTTTGCTCGAGCCCCATAGCAACCATTGCATCTAAAAACTCAAAATACTCTTGAGAGTCAACTTTGAGCTTAACTAGCAATTTTGTAACAGGATTCTTTATATGAATTACAGTTTGATCAACAACCGGCATAATAAGACTATAATTTGAATTAATTGCTGCTTGAATTGTTAGCTCAAGTTCAGTCTTAGAATCCTTCTTTTGTTCAACTTTCCTTTGTTGCTTTAATGGCATATAAATTAGTTAGTCCTTAATTTGTTTGATTTGTCAATAATAGTCTCGTATTCGTGTGAAATGACCGGCGTTGTATCTATATCCAAATAAATATAGCCATCACGAATTAATTCAAGTACTTTTGCAGCCATTGAATAATTAATAGAAGCCATATCTATTTCTGGATATCGTTCATCATCTTCATAATTGTATGGTTGATCAAGAGTTCTAAATACATCTAGCTCTGTAGCATTGTGATATCTATCTTTTAGGTCAGCCAGCACAGCCCAAATACTATTAGCTTCGCCATAAAATAACTTTTTGCCTATGGTCACCGGCATATTTAAGAAGTTGCAAGCAACTTGTTCAAATAACACTTGTTGATTAGTGTAATACTTTGAAGCTTCAACGATCAAATCTTCTTTCCAATCTAATGCTACTGCCATAGCAAATCCAGCAATACAACCAACAGTGCTACAATTAAAAGCTTTTGTTGTTGTAATAAAAGCATTATATGTATCTGTATCACTAGAACGAAGTGAACTAAAATAATCAGAGCTGATTCCACTTACTGTTTCAAATCCATCTAAATCAGTTGTTTTTACTTCATCTTCATCATAGTCAGATATGTCTTCAAGGACTCCAAGAAACAACTGCATATTAAAGTGCCTTGAACCGTTAAGTTCAATTGATGCAATTAGTTTATTAAAGTTTGTGATGTTAAAGTCCTTTGGTTTCATCAAAGAAAGATATGAGGCATTTTGCTCTACAAGATCACTCCATTCTTTAACTATGTGAGCAACCTCATTATCTTCAAAATATCTCCAACCAGCATCTTGAATCTTTTTATTAACATTGATGTAAGTGGTAAGAATGTCGTTAACTAATGGTTTAGTTAAGACTAACTGTTCTCTTACTTCTTCGAGTACTTCATTCTTGTTCATAACCGTGCTCATTGATTTTCTCCTGTTGTTTGTTGATTTACTTAATCGTTATATTCTTCTGGATATTCGTATTCTTCCCAATATTCAGTTAAGTTACTAACTTTTGTTTTGTACCAGCACCCACAATATCTACAATAAAAATGTGCTATTTCACCCATTATTGTAAACACGCCATTTTGTTCATAACAGCCGGGGCAATTAATCATACATCTACCTCATAATAATCACTATCTTCTGGCACACTATGTGCCACTGTTTTCATCACAGAAATGTCTGTAATCTGTGTACCTTGAATTGATTTCATATAATTTACTTGATGGCGTACAAATTGATAACCTGAATACAGGGTTCTAATTTGTAGAATTTTATCGTTATGCCATAATATAATTGCGTAGTTGTCTTTTTCCATGCTACTCTCCAGAGTTGATAATTGCTTGATAGTTTCTCACTAATGGCATAATACTAATAATTTCATCGTCATTAAATCCAATCAATTCACCTCCTCCGTCACCTTTTGTTAAAATAACATCACCAACAATTATTTTATTTGTTCTCCATGCTCCAAAAAAGTTTATGTCTAAACCTTTTATTAAACCTTCTTCATCAACAACTATAACTGTATTATCCGGGAAGAAGGAATTTTCTCCTCTGTCTAAATTTACAACTTCAATCCAACCATTAATTAAATCATTACATTCATCAAGCGTAAGTCCTTCATTGTACTTACCTTCATAAATTGAAATTTCATTTGTGGTTTTGATTAATATATGTTTCATTACTCTCCTTTTTAATAATGGCGTTTCCGATAGGATTTGAACCTATAACCTATAGATTAGAAGTCTATTGCTCTATCCAATTGAGCTACGGAAACAAAATACCACGCAAAATTAAGTGTCACAGCACTTATTTATTTTGCGTGGTATTCAGGGGGACTGTATAGATTACTTTGTTGATTTTTCTTGCTCTTGTTGATACTTCTCCATCATTTGCCAGAACCTTAAATCTTCTCTCTCAGCATTTTTCTTATGAGCTGACAGGGTAACAAGACTGCCTGTAGTTTTATAAACCACTTTGCCAGTATGATAAAACATCCTTCCATCTTTGAAAGTATGTTTCCACTTTTCACCCTCTTCGCCAGACCAAATTATATATGATCCATCTTCAATATAATGTGCTAGTGCGCAAAGAAAGATATCTTCATTGCCGGTTTTGCTGTTATACCAAAGAGCGTTAATTCCTCTTTCATCTTCGTGAATATCAAACCCAAGACCTTTTAATATTTCATGAAGTGTCTTATACTGTAGGTGATAATCTGCTGGCATCCAACTATACCATTTGGCTGGATGATAATCTAATCCATCTGGTCTATTAGATTTTTTGTCAATTTCACCACCATATGAACCACCAGATTTCATTACATCAAAATCTGGGTCTGTATTCAACCAGCATAAATTCTTGTATGCTTCATCAAATTTTTCTTTCTTGATGAGCACATCATTAGGTGAATAGCATTGCTCAATACTTACATAGTAACCCATGTTTTATCTTCTTTCTTTTGTTGTTATAATGACCAGTGACCAGCGCCACCGTTATCGTATAAATATCTTGCTACTTTAAGATTACAATCAACATCAAACAGACCATCAATTGATGTTCCACAAATGTTTTTTGTAACTGTTTTCCAAGTTGAATTAACTTGCAGCAATCCTAAATCACTTGAGCCATTTTTATTTAATGTGGTATTGTGTGCTTTAGGATCACATCTACTTTCACGCCACGCTATATAAGAAAATAGCTTTGGTGGTAAGCCATACTCAACAAATTTAGACTCCCATTCAGGACATCTTTGAGACTTGTCTCTTGGGATTCTATTCTTTGTAGTTTGCTCAACTTCTGCCATTGGCAATGTTGTTGTAGTAGTTGATGTTGTAGTTGATGTTGTAGTTGATGTTGTAGTTGCTAATTCTTCATCAACAATAATAACTTCAATTACCTGTTGCTTTTTGTAGTTATCGTCTACTACTGTTTTTGTAATGATAGCGCCTGTAAAAGCGCCATATATTAAGCCTATAATTGCTATATAAGGCTGTGATTGAAACATAATATTTCCTCCATAGTTTGGTTTTGCGTTTTATCGCATTAGCATTTCTAAGAAAAGAAACGTCAGTAAATCAACAACTTTACTTACGAATCCTGGCTTTCATTCTATACATAACCTCCATTATTAGTTTTACGATAAGTGCTGGCGATGAGACTTGAACTCATATGTCACCAGTTAACCTTTCTACACTTTATAAGAGTGAGGGTATACGCCAGCTTTGGCTATTAATTATCCTCTTCAAATAGATCGTCTAATTCTATTAGACTCATCAGCTCTTTGTGTTTACTTGGCTTGTTAGACATACTCTCTGAAAGTATTGGTCTAATATGATTATTGTAATGAATTGTATAGACACTTCTTACATCACTAATGTCTGCATTTTGTGCCGCAGCAATTTCAGTAAATATAACATTCATGTGTGTCATAAATGCGTATATCAATGCAGGCATAAAGAACGGATTATCTCCGTATTCGGTACTCATTGAGTTGAATAATGTCTCCAGAATTTTTTTGTTTTCTTCCGGTTCATTATCCCCAGCATTAGCAAATGTAGTAAACAGTTGTAATGCAATGTCTGTGTACAGGAATTCATCTTCGTTGTTCATAATTTTTTACCTATATTCACTAAGTACGTAATATGTATAAACTTCTCGATTAGAGATTAACCATTCTAGCATAGTTATCTCATTTTGTCTAGTAAGATATTCAATTACATACTGAAATGAGTATATATTTCCTCCTTCTTTGGAAATTTGTTTTGTTATTTCTTTTAGTTTTGTTGGTATAATTGTTTGTTTCATATGTGGGTGTGATGGGTTTCGAACCCATACTTTATTGATTTTAAGTCAATTGCCTCTGCCGTTGGGCTACACACCCTAACGATTATTCCACATCTTCTTCCATTTGCTTTGTTAATTCAATTATGTCAGATGGTGATTCACCTTTCTGTATTAGATCATTATGATAAGCTACATTCTTTGTTATCTCTCTAATTGATACAGAATGTGGATTGTAGAAATATTCTTTAACTATCCCAGGCTGCTTTTCACCAACAGAATATTCAAATATTCTTGCGTTCCAATTATCCGGCTTAAAGCCGTGTAATCTTTCGCAAACTCTGTTAGCAATTGCTACAGCTTCAATTACAGTAGATGTATCTTCTACTCTAACTGGAAACCGATACTCAACTATGTAATAGTTATCGAATTTTGGCATCTACAATCCTTTGCCAACATAGAATAGTAATACAAAGAATGGTATTGCTAATACGAAAAGACCACTAATTAATAATAGGAAAAGACCAATTGGAAAGAATATGAACTTCAATACCTGCTCTTCGGTCATCTCAACTCCTTTATGAAAATACTATCATCTTCCAGTGGACTAAAGAATGCGTTTGTAATAGATAAAGAAACATTATCATCACAGGGTGTCAGATTACCAACTAGATTATCTGCTATCTGTTCTGACTTTACTAAGAAACTTTTAGATCCTACAGTTACAATTGCTCCATTGAGAGCAGTTGATTTTTGAATCTTAAAGTTTAAACCTTGTAAGTAAGGAAGGTCTGATATCTTTATTGTAATTGATCGACTACCTTTCTTCACATTGAGCACTTTTGCCTCGTAGTTTTCAACCATCAACTCTCCGATTCTTTTATCTGCTAAGTCTCTAAAATCTGGGTGACTATCGCTTATACCTGTTGAGTAATGATCAAATTCATGAACTAATGTACCAACAATGCTTTCAATTGGTGAAGTTTTAGCGTGAGACTTTGTTATCAAAATTTGTCTTTGAGAAATAGGTTGTTTTGCATTTATGGTAAGACCAAGAATTTCTACAGAGTTTGGTGAAAATAAAGCAACTTTCTTTTCCATATCAATAAATTCAGGAATGTAGCTGCTAACTATCTTCATTGCCTGTACAAGATTTGGATATTGTTCATAATCATAAGACAAATCATATGATAGTTCTTGACCAGCAATTGCAGCAAGTGTTTTTACACCGGCAGATTTTAAGATCATATAAAGATTATCCGATTTACACCTAACTGGCACATAATCGAGTTCTTTTACTTTCCTATCAACTCCGGGGATAGAGTACTCTAATAAACTCAGCAATACTGCCTTTTCACCAAATTTATTGATGAATCTTTCTTGCCACATTTTGCTTGCCTTAAGATATTCATATGTTGTAGTTGGGAATGACCAAAACTCAGTAGAATTTGAATCATATGGATCATCTCCAATTGTGTTTTGTAACACTTCATCAATTGCTTCTTTATTAGTCATTGAAGCAATTGCTCGAGCAATATCATATTGAAGATGATAATAGTTTGCAAGTTTTCGTTCTTCATTCAACTTAGCAGACTTTACATTGTAATGAAAATAGCTTGTTTGTTCTTCATCTTCATGAACTAATACAGTCTTGCAATATATAGCTAAACTCCCGTAGTTATTTTTTAGGATGGAAATATCATCATTGTAGCTATGAATCACTGGAGTGTTGTCGCAATAATAATATTCATGTTTTGAAGCAATACTTCTCATTTCAGGAGTTGCTGAAATAAATACAGAAAACTCTCCACGATAATGTTTAGCTTCACTTACAATTTCAAAACCCCAATCTGATGGAGTTATTGCGCTGTCTTTGGCATTGCTAACAACTTCTCGATAAATTTGCCATTCAGACTCCCAAGAAAGTTTACCAGCATCAACCGTAAATGAAGATGGAATTTTATATGTTCCGTAGTCGTAATGAATGACTTCAATACCTTTAATATTGACTGGGGTGTATCGTAGTTCATACAACCCATCTTCATCTTCACCAAAAATTGCAAAATCAATTTCTTTTCTTAGTGCTAGAATTGGTGCATATTTAATACCGGATCCAAATTGACCAATAGTTGAATCATCATCACGCTTAGTAGACAGACCAAGATATTGCAAATGAAGTCTGTTTACTCCGTCTGATTTGTTCCATACTCTAATATACATATATCCCCTTTACTTGAGTCTTTTTTCGTTTACTGTCTTAATAAATGCATCACGAACATAAGCTTTTACATTATCAGAAAGCTCAAGTTTGTTAATAAAATGTCGCATATCCTCAACACTCAATTCTGGACTAAGACCAAAAATTTCTTGTTTATCAACTAAATGTGCGTCAACTACATCTGTTTTTGGCTCGAGATATTCTTCTTTGTTGGCAAGATACTTTTGCTTTTCTTCTTCAATAACTTTCTTGGTAACATTCTCTGATACAGCAGTTATTAATTTAACAAGATCAATAACCATTGTATCTAAACCGACAAGCTTTTGAATATCAACATTGCCTTGTTGAATCTTGTTCAAATGAAGTGAAATATCTGAACCAACAGTATGGCAAATAGCATTCCAAACTGATTTACCAAGTGAACAAAGATTTGCTGGATTTTGATCTTGATATGAATCAAGTTGACCTTCAATCCATTCTTGTGTTACTTCAGACTCTTGTGCATCGGTAATTGCATTATTAACATCGTGCTGAATTGTATCCCATACATTATCTTCTGTAATATATCCAGACATTTTCTCTTCAATTACACTATCAACATTGTCACTAACTAGTGATTCAACATCATCTGAAATAGACTCTTTCATTTGTCCATAAATAACATCAATAAATGCATCATCTTTTGACAAAGCATCCATAACTGTTTTCATTGGAACAGTAACGGTTAAATTGCTTAATACTTCCATTTGATTTTCCATTTTATTCTCCATTTGGTGTTTTGTTGTAGTTGTAATTACATTTCCAGCAGCCTCTGTTCTTTCAAGATGCTCTGCTTGTTGAATATCGTATGTATCTCTATTTGTCATTTCTTTCTCCTGCGCTAATCGCACTACGCCGTTTCTTTTGTATTTGCTTAGTAACTTGAGTATATGTCTCAAGATACATCACCTATAAGAATGACCGTACATATCATAAAACCAACTAGCATATTCATACATATCTGAGTTTTCTGGGACTATCATTGATGCACCATCAAACCAATCTTGGTAATGATACACAACTTTATCAATATCTTCTTCGTCAGGATATCCTGACAAGAATATCTCAATAAAATCAGCCGGACCACCCCAACTAAATTGAACTTTAATTACTCTGTAGCAAGTTATGCCAATTGGTAACTCGTCAAGACTAGTTTCTGTATACTCGTGATTTTTATATTGCTCTTCAATAAACCTACTTACTTCGTTTTCAGTTGGCTCTTCGCCAGATGAAGTAGTTACTTTTTCGATAAACTCTTCAACTGATTCTCGAAGTTGTTCATCAAATTCACCGTTAACCATTGCTGTCATTTCTTTAATCATTTGGTCGCGGGATTCAAATTTTTCTTGAATTAGTTCTTGACAAGTTTTGTTTTCCATAAAACTCTCCTTAATTTGCATTAACCTTTTTGAGTCCATACTTGTTGAGCAAGTAAATTCATTGGGAAATCGGTAAGGCGATTAGTCTTCAATTTCACATTGTATCTACTGACAATAAGATATGGCAATGAAGTGAAAGTAACTACTTGACCACTACTAATCATTGCTTGTGCTTGAGCAATCACTAATGAAGGGTTACCAATCTTTGCCAATACTTCTGACAATCGTTGTTGATCAACTTTCTTACCGTATCTGTTAAATATACAGGCAACAGCAGAAATCATTTGATCACGAAACATTTCATTGTTGTTTGGATAGGCAGCTTTTAGCGTCTGTAGTGTCTTTAGCAATACGGCTGCACCGGCATTGTCATACGCTTTACGCAATGTTGCAACACAACGAATATTATCTGGACCGGGAGAGAAATGAATTTTCGCTCCGGCTTTCTCAACAACTTCATTGATTGCAATTGCTGACTTATCACCAGCAACAATACCAGCTTTAAAGATTTGAGCAGGCGTTGGCTTTGTGTGTTCTTTATTAGTCAGAGCAAAGATGTGTGCTTCATCTTCAATTGATAGACCAAAGTAAACAAGCGCGTTTACATTTGCGTTTTTCATTCCCATAGCAATGAGCGAGTGATACCTATGGCTACCGTCAATGATTGCCAATGTATTATCTTCACGCATTGAGCAAGTGATTACACCAAGCAAATCTGGGTTGAAATTCTTTGTGATACGGTTGATTTTTGCCTTCAACGGCTCTCGTTGATAGGTGTAATCAACAAACATATCAGAAACTTTGATCAAAGACGACATCTTTGAGATGTGTCCAACATCAAAGTTTGCACCAAGAGATTCGTGTTTAGTAGCAATTGCTACTTTCAAATCTTTCTTTGCTTGTTTTGTGGTTAATTGCTTGGATGTAGTTTTGTTTTTCACTACTGTCTCCTTGTTTTTTGATTTGGATAATTGCTTATTTTTCATGATTAGCCTCCTAGGTTAATCTTATCTCTTTCGGCAATTTTTCTGCCGTGGTTGTATTCTTCTATAACATTTACTTTTAAAGTTTCTAAAAAATATTCTTGTAAATCAAGATTGGGTGGATTGTTTACATTATTCATACAATCATTGTATCCAATAGCAAACCAATACTTGGCTGTATAAGAAACACCTTTAGATTTAACACTATATGCCATTAGAGCTCATTTTTCTGAAGCTTATATTTAATCATATGCATAGTTTTATTTACTACTTTAGAAGCAACAGATTTGTAATCTTCTTGTCCAAATAAATTGCGTAAAGTACCGCGTTCTCTTGAAGTAAAACCACCCCATACGCCAAATTTAATATCTTCATTTAGAGCATAGGTTAAGCATTGTTCAATAACAGGGCATTCTTTACAATAAGCTTTTGCTTTGTCTGTTTCTTTCTTTAGATTTCTATTCTCTTCATCTGATTCAAAGTAGAACACATCAATAGGTACGCCTTTACAGGCTGCCTTATCGCGCCATATTTCTTTGACTGGACTAAATAGTTTACGATTCATAGTAAGGAATAACTGGCTTTTCTACTAGTGGATTAAGTAATGTTTTCTCATAAGATTCATAATACTTTTCAATTGGCAAACCAATTGTTTTTAGTGAAGAAATTAGATGTGAGATGTGCGATGACATTGCAATAATAACATTCACCGCTTTGTTAACATCTACTTCTCCATCTTCTCCACAACACAAATTGATTAGTTCAAGACCATAAACTGTCCTGCCTTGTGATGTATCATAGTTTGTAGATTTAAACAGATTAGTTACCTGTTGTAATGTATTGACGAAATCTGTCTCGTCAGACATTCCATCAGGAATTCTGTTTTCTACGTTTGCATTTTCCATGTCTTTTTTGTTGTACATATTTTCCTTAATACCAAATTGATGAACCATCGGCGTTTTTTGATACAAAATTTAACCACCAAGCAGCGTATATCCAATCGGCAATTAATTCTTGTGGATTACAATCTTCTTCTTTTGATGCATAAGCGTATGCCTGCTCAGCAAATTTTTCTGCATTATCTTTCATCCATTTTGACATTTCTGAACAATATTCTGCTGACATACCTTCTTGACCATCTTCAAATCCTTCACCATAAAATGAATATTTTGTATCATCATAATATCCATCAAAGTCTCCGTGTTCTAATAATCTAAGCAAAGCATTGCCATACTTTCCTCTATACCAACAACCAGTTCCAAGCATTCCGTATGATGGTTTTGATTTAGATACTATTGGATCTAAATTAAACTCAATATGCCAAGGACAATTGTTTTTAGCAATTGTTGTATCACAGTCTATTTTCCCATCTTCAGTATATATAACAGTTCCGGCTTTTACGCACGGATATTTGTGTGGTATATTATCTAACCCCATAACTTTGTTTCTCCTCTCTTGCTTTTTGTTTTCTAGCTCTTCTTGCTTCATTATTCTTAGCTTTGTATTGCTTTTGCCTTGCAATATCAATAGTTTTTTCCCACTTAGGAGTCTTGACAATTTTTTTGTCTCTAAATTTAGACTCAATCCATTTATTGTGGGCAGTAAAGGCATACTTTTCATCGTGTTCAAATAGCATCTTTACTGATAGAATATCTACATTTTTGTAATGATACTCAAGACCACTTTGATATTCAACTACTAATTTACCAATGTTACTAGATGTATTGTAATCAAATTTTGCTTTATTGAGAACAATGTCATCAAATACTTTACTTATCTTTTTTCTACTACTCATAATCTTCTCCAAATTGTGCTTCCATTTCCATAAAATCTTCTTCATCAGCCACAGGATAATTTTGCAATTTATCTTGCCAGAACATTGCTGATTTAAAAGCTTCAGTAATATTATTAATTACTACACCAGATTCTTTATCTTTTAGCACACGGCATAATAGTCTATCAATACTACCGACAGCCCAATGCCTGTATGTTTCTATTCGGAAATCATCTGGAAATCTCTCCATTAGGTCTGAGGAAATTACTTTAAAATTTGACAACTCAAGAGCATCTGAATCTCTGGTTTTATCAAATCCACAAAATCCCCAAGTTACAAATGTATCTTCTGGACCCCAATACCCAAAGTCTTCTGGCTTTTCAATTGCATCACCAGCACACTTTAAAAGATTTTCCGAATAAATAAATTTAGTCATTTGATCTCCAGTTTTCCATAAACTCTGTAAATGCTTCTTGCAATGTACCTCTGGCAGTCATATAATCAAACATATCTTCATCTTGACCATCAATTGATAGCACAGAACCATATTGAATAGCCGTATTACCAACCAATGTCATTCTAACTCTTTTTCTATCAGGATGTTCAGATGGTGGTATATTGTTATATTCATCATCTTCATTATTAGGCGCAGCCCAACCAGCAGTCAATACGGCAAGTAAATTATATTCATTTAACTTGATTGTTTTAATTGATTTATTGCTACTTAGCAATTTGTAAATATCATTATTTGAATTAATGGTTTCGTATTGAACACCTTCATCTGACATTTTAATGCCAATTAGTGTTGCAGTTTTTGCTTCTCTGTATTCTTCTACATCTGCATGAACATTTCTTACAATTTGTTCAAATAGCTCTTCTGGATATACTTTAGTCATTATTTTCTCCTATTTGTTGTTGTTGTTGTATAACATTTGATTAATTTTATCGTTTGCCCATCTAAAAGCATCATCTTCTGATGTTTCACCAAAAAATTGCTCACATCTTACTTCATTTATTTCTTCGCGCCATACTTCGGCATAGGCAAACATTCCACCGTATGTACGATTTTGTTTTTGATCATATCCACTAGATGACCAAATATAAACAGTTACAATTTTATTTGTAAATGACCCAATCGGGTTATCTTCTTTTTGAAAATCGTATGTTTTAACCCAATCGTGTAAAACAGTCATACCTGTCTTATCTGCTTTATCAATATCAAACCATCTAAATTTCATTGGGTATGCATTTACTTCTGTCATATTAGTACCTTGCCATCAATCTACTAAATTTCCATTCCCATTCATTTGGTTGAAAATGATCGTGAATATTTTGAAATTCTTGCAATAACTCCATATCAATTTTCCAATTTGGAACTGATTTTTCAACAGCACTATACACTCTACGGTCAGTTATTGTTTTATCTTCAAAAGATGTTTGATACCATTCATCATCTATAAGCCAACCAATAGCACACTTTAAATCGTAATCTTTACCACCACGATACTTACAGTTACCATTATAGGTTGATAGACTTTTTTTTCCTTGACTAATTAAGTGATCACGAACATATTCAATAACCTGATGATTTGTTTTTAATTTACTCAGTGATTTCATATCTTCCACTCCATTTATCGTATTGATATATATGGTAATTAACAATTGCTTTTACGAATTTAGCATCTGGGGAAACAGATTTGTTATTTCGAATAAAGTTATTAACCCATTCAGAAAGTGTTCTAGTACTGTGATTTGTGCTAAGACCAATATGACTTTTTACATCATTCATTGTCATAAACAAATCAAATGGCTTCCATTCGTCATTTTCATCTTTCTTCCACTCTTCCATAAATGATCGACCAGTAATTTCTTCAATTGCTTTAGAACGACCATAGTATTCAGCAGCGTTGCTTTCTTTAATTTCACCAATGGCAACAGCACCACCCCAGAATATAAATGTTTTAGTTACCGGTACTAAATCAAAGACTTTGACTCCGCCTTCCAATCTTTCAATATAGGCAGAATCAATATTGTCTTTATACATTGCAATTTCACCAATATTCCATGATAATGGCATTATTCATCTCCTTGTGGTGTATTATTTTTCTCGTATTCTTTTCTTGCGGCACTAATTTCTTCTTGAACAGGCATACCTAGTTCTTCAAGAATAAAAATGATTTGGTCTAGGACTTCACCATCATTCATTTCTTCACCAGGTGTTGCTACTATTTTCATTATGTGTCGTAATGCAGCTGATTCACTAATTGCCATTTTCTTTATCCTCCATTGTTAAGTTTTTAATTGCTACTGCTACCATAATGCCGGCTATTGATAGAATAAATAACATTAAAGATGCTTCAAACATTTTGCCTTCCATCTTCTGTAAATCCAATTTCACCGTATTTATCTTCAAAATTTTCTTCGGCTACTTCACAAACCCATTCAAATTTTGGATGATCTTCCATTGGACCATCAAACAAATGTAAATGTCCATTTTCCGTCATTCTGTCAAATGTTTTTTCGATAAATCTTTCCATATATTCTTCAGAAAGATCTTCTAATTTATTGCTGGTTTTAAATGAAAATCCACACAATACACGTATTTTATTTTGAACAACTTGATCTTTTCCATTATCAAAATCATTGCCTGGATACCAGGAATTATATTCAGCTTTACAGGCGGCAAGAAGTCTTTCTTTATCAACAAGAGATAAATTTACAGTATCTTTTAGAATACCTTCTTGTATTGGAAAATTTGCTCGCCATACACTATGGTCATCTGAGTATTCAAATGTATGATCAAAATGAATAATTCTTTCCTTGAGCTTTTCTAATGTAGATTCCATTATTAATACCCCCTCGCTAGTTGGTTAAATGCTATTTCATCTGTTCTATCATTTTGAATTTCAAGACGCTTTTTTATCATAAAGAAGTAATCTTCCACCTTCATTAATTTATTCAATGATACTTCATCCCATTGTTCCGGGAAATTTTTATCAATATCATACACAAGTTCGTGGTCTAGAATGTCTGAATTATAAACTATCTTGATACCTATATACTTACCAAAATCGTGGTCATTATATGTTTTTTTGAAGTCTAAACCAAGTGGGTATGCTTGTGGAAATGTTCGCTTCAATTGATCAATCAATACATCGGCTTCTAAAGTTGCTAGATTCCAATAATTTTCATGACCAATTTGTACACAAGGTTCATTAGAAGGAACTGTGTCATATTCTAAATAATCTGTTGGCATTGCTTTTCTCCTGTCGTTGTTTATTGATATTATAAATACAATAGAAATAGGCGGGAAACATTTATACCCGTGTCTTCATCTGTAAGTACAAACCCAACTAAGCCTTACAGATATAGTTATCATTATGATAACAAATACTTTAATATGATCATTACAATCATACATATTTCCCTTCACCCGTGAAAGGAGAGGGCTAGCCTATTTCTATTCTATTTATAGTTCTTCCCAGATTCTACGATATTGAAAAACTTCATCATCATTACCAACTAAATATAATGAGATTACGTGTTTTCCAAGTTTTCTATCATCTGAACCAATGTATGGATAAATCATTTGAATTGCAAATTTCCATTTACGAATAAATTTAACATTGTCTCGATTATTGCTATTCCATTTATACTGAGTAATGTTGTAATCAGTATTCAAATATTCTTTAATAGTTCCAAGAAATACATATTCAAAGTATTTATCTGGCACTGGTCTTGGCGTAAATCCATCATTTTTAATTGCATTATCAAATAACCATTGCTTTTCCAAAACCATAAGATGTTGCCCATCAGTGGTTGTCTTGAATTTATTGTAGTGGTTTTTCATTACTGATTCTCCTTTAAAGTTTTGACTATGTTAATAATTTGATCTTCTAATAGAGATACTCTATTTGACAAATTAGATGTGGAGTTTTTAAGATTTTCCAATATCTCCATTACAACTTTTGTATTTGATGATTCCTGAGCAATTGCTTGCTGCATTAATTCAGCAAACTTTATAATTTCGTTACTGTCAATTTCACTCATATTGGTCTCCTTTGTTTTGCATTTCTAAATCCCATAATTTAAAATCCGCATTCATTTCTAAATCCAATTTCCAATCGTATGGATCAATTATTTCGTGCATACCAAGAACTTCTTTTGTAATGCAATATTGCCAATTTTTTCGATAATTCTTCATTGTTGTACCTTTCCATTTGATTTTGATTGTTTTTTCATTTTTAACATTTGCTAACTTTTTGATTATTTTTTGATTTTCAAACACCCATTTATAAAATTCATTACTCATCAAATTTACCTTCTTTCTTTGCTTCCCAAAGTTTAGCTATAATTATTGCTTTATCAGCATCTGTCATTCCACGAATTTTTTCAGCAATGTTATAGCATTCATTTCCTTCTCGATGTTTTCCAATGGCATAGTAATGGTTTCCCAATTCTTCCCACTCTTTCCATTCTTGTTGCTTATCCATAAAGTTTCCCTTCTTTTAACTCCATAATTCGAACAAATTTATCAATACTAAATACGCAATCAAGAGCACTTTCACCACAATAAATTGCACCATTGATAACAAAATTGTTGCTTCTCTCACCATTAGATAGCACTAAATCTATATAATTAATTATTTTGTATTTGTTGGTAAATCTAACAAAGACATCTCTATCTCCATCATAATGTAAAATTACCATACGAATCATATAGTATGATTCAAAGTTTTCGTGATTTTTATCTTTTTGCTTTTTCCAAGCAAGTATTTCGGTTTCTCGATGGAACAATGTTTGTTTATCGTAAATTTTAGTCATTGAATTTCCATTTCTTTTTTTGTCCAACACCATTTACAGCATCTTGAATCATCTTCATTTATTGTTGGATGACCACCTTTAAATCTAAGTTTTGGATCAAGTATTTCAAATACTTTCACAGCACAATCGTGACAAAGATTGAATTCACTAGGTTCTTCATAACCATCTTTTTCAAATGGAGAATCAAAAAATTCACCATATCCACCGTGAATAACAAATGAAATGCCGGAATCTATTTGAAGTAATTTATGAAAGGTAAATGGAAAGTTTTCAAATACCGGTTTTAGTTCTTGATTACAAGATGTACATTTTTTACTCATTGGTTTGGTAAATCTCCTCTTGTGTTTAGGGTTGCTAGTTCTGTTTTTTTAATCCAGAAATAGTTTGATTTATGTAATAGTGCCGGCGTGTAAATCTTTCTAAATTCACGCTCTGATTTATCAAGACCTTGTTTTTGGCAATCATCTGCCAAACAATAATCATAGCCAGCTTCTTTTCTTTCTTCTATAAACTCATTATCGCAATAAATACACTTAGCCATAATGTTCCTCGCTTATTAGATATTTACAAATCTTGAATATTTTATTTAGGTTTTTATGATCTGGATTATTTATACCCGCATTACGCAATAACCAATGTGGGTCTCTTTGTCTTTGAATAGGAATATCCATTACCTTTGTCAAATTTTCAAGTTCATTGAGAAGTTGATTTTTGGTTTTGTTATCTATCACTCTAATCCCTTTGCTTTTCGAACTTCAGCAATTTGTTTTCTAAACTCTTCTAACTCTTTTTGCTTTTGTTCAGGATTGTTATTGGTTTTGCTACCATAACGAATCCACATTAGTTTTTCCAAAGTTTGTTTCTTACTTTCTTGTCTTTCAATTTCATCTTTCTCCAACTTATCAAGTTCAATTTTAATTTTGTTGATGTTTTCATCATTAGATTGCTCAACACAATCATCAATAGTTACATCAATACCTGATTGAAGTAGACCAATAATAAGTTTGAGTTGATTGATTTGATTTAGTCGAAGGAATAGTCGTTCTTCACCTAAGTCAATAGCAATACCTTTGCGATTATTTGTAATCACTTTTACACGAAGTGATGAAATAATAAATTGAATTTCTTCTGGTGTATCGTATGTCACACACTTTACAAACTGCTTTACTGCCGGCTTTTTCTTTCGCCTGCGAATACGACCAGACTTTATCAAATCAGATAGATTGACTTTCTTAGAGTTTGGATTTGGAATAGCCTTATGCTTTACAATACGGGCTTCCAAGTCTGTGAGTTTGATTTTAGTCATTACTTTTTACCTTTCTTTCCATAAGTGTAATAATCAAATTGTGACGGGTGAATAAATGATGAACTTGTAATAACACTTGCTTTTCTACTACGCTTTGGCTTTACCCAATTTTCTGCGTAATCAGAACCTTGTGGATAAACAATTTCTACGCCATTTGCTTTCAATTCAATAAGTCTGAGCAAATACATTAGTTGTTCACACTCAAACTCAAAGCCTTTGTCTGTGACTGCGTATGTGCGTATGTCTCGTTGTTTGTCACAAGATTTGAAATGAGTAATAGTACCATACTCAGTTGTGCCAAACGCCAACTCTAATCCAAAGAGTTTGCGATAAACTTTGAGGAAATAATAATCTATTTTGGCATTACGCAATGCGTATGCCAATGCGTCTGTGTAAGACTGTTTGTAATCCGATAGATTTGTCATAATAAATACCTTTCGTTGGTTGTTGATTTATTTATTTGGATAGTTATTTGTGGGCGTAATCGTGGTCGTGGGGGCAAGGGTAAGGCATAGAATAAAAAACAGCAACCTCACAGCAAATAAATATTTTAAAAAGATTATTTCGCATAGGCAATCGCACAGGGCTAAACAGCCATCATAAAGGCTTTATTAAAGAATGATCGGACAGCTATGTAAATAACTATTTCGCGGGGCTCGTTATGAAGTCAATAATAAACGAAATTTAGTATACGCTTACCGAGTATTACTAAATAATATGATATATGAACTACCCGTGTTTTTTTCTATTTACAGGAAAATTTGAGTATATATTTTTCAGGGTCTAAGGGTCTGAGAAAAAAATCCATTTTCGTAACTGATTTCAGATTATTCTAATACCGTTGCGTACTTCTCTATGAATGACATCATAGTTCCTTTATATTTCATACGACCTATATGTGTTAATTCAATACCCGGCTCTACCCAAATCTTTCCATCAATGTTTTGCCAATACCTACAGAAACCATAATCTTCAGAAAGAAATCTATTGAGATGCGGATCAATATACGAATTGAAGAATGCATAAGTCCATTTCTTTTCTGCATCATTTAAAGCGCCGGTGTCATCATTATATTTTAACTCTGGATACTTCTCAATTAATTTATGAATAACTTCCCTTTTAATCAACATAAACCCAGTGCCGGCATCAAAGATTTCTATTGCACCATTACTTACATTAAGAGTTTTATTGTCTGCACTTCTAACAGGATTGACTACAAATCTTACGCTATTTTCTAATAGCAGATCTTTTGACATACCAGCTTTTACATTCTCCTCAACCCTATTCCACTCAATTTGCTTTATTGGATAGGCTGCAGTAATAACCTCTTTATTATGCCAGAGAAGTTTTATAATTGCTTCCGGCTCCCACGCAATATCTGCATCAATAAACATTAAATGCGTTGCTTGTTCATACGCCATAAACTTAGCGATTACATTATTACGCGCTCGATTAATTAAACTGTCAGTAATTGTACAGAGACCAAATTTAATTCCGTGATCTCTAAAGTACATCATAGTTTTGATTAATGATAAAACTGTTGGTTCAGATATTAATTGATCATAGCAAGGTATTGCGAATAGAACATTCCATTTGGAAGTTACATCTTTACTAATCTCGATTTTTTGTGTCTCAAATAATGGCATACAAAAATTATACTAAAAAAAAAGTGGGGCTTGCGCCCCACCCGAAAAAATATTGCTATTTTTTTCTAAATTACTAATTACGCCTTAACAGTTGTCTTGACGTTTTTAACATCTTTTGCCTTTACTGAAGCATTTTTTGTAATCGTAACTTCAGCATCATTCTTCCCCGGCACTCTGAAATAGAGTGTTTCATTGACTTTATCAAAGTGAATCTGAACTTGCAGATTCAACTTTTTAGCCTGCGCTCTAATTCTCTGTTGCATTGAATTGTATCTCTTACCAGCAACAATTCCCGTAATTGAGAATGCATTACCGGTTTCAGATGACAACACCAATGTGTCGATAATTTGCTGTAACTCAGCAGATGTACGACCACTGCGTGAAATAACAGGGAAATTGCTTGCTTGATTAATTTGCATTTTATGCTCCTATTTACTAGTTGTTTTTGCCGTCTTGTGACGACAACACAGATAGTAGCAGGTCAGCTAAAAACTATACAGCGTTCGCTAAACTATTTTCGAAGAGTTTTTTTCTTGTTCCTGTCTCATCATCTTTACCAAACCATTTACCTGTGCAGTAAGCACCGCATTTTGAGCTATTAGGTCAGCAATTTTGTCTGTAAGAATTGCTATGACATCTGCTGCTTCTACCTGTATGTTTTTGTTTATATCGATTCTATCCACTTCCCCACCTCCTGTCCTGGTACATTTAATTCTTTATATCCGGGCGTGAATTCTCTCAAATTATGATTATACACGCTTACTGTACCAAATTCTTCGAGATCTTCATCAATCTCTGACTGCATAGAAAAATCTAACACCTCTATTTCTACTTCTTGTTCAACCGCCATATTTTCTACACAATTAAATACCGAACCAGCCAAAGCATCTGCCATATCTTTTGAACCACCAGATGGGTGATCAATTTTATTATTACTAAATAATCTAAGCTTAAGCAGTTCTTCATTTACCAATATCTCGTTCCAATATCCTCTTAATCTTGTATCGTATATAGATGTCATTAATGTGTCATAGTCAGTCTTTTTTACGCTATGAAAATCAGCTGCGATTCCTTGTGCTCTCAAACTCTGAATCATTTCAATAGATTGCCATCTATCAAATGTAACTTTAGCTACATCAAACTTTCTACACAAATCGACTATCATTTGCCTCACAGATGCAAAATTAATTTCTTCGCCTGGTGCGGCTTCCCAAGAATATATTAAATCAACATTTATTACCGGAAGTTTTTCTACACCCATAGAAGTTTTAACTTCTTTAAATCCAGCACAATGTGTTAAACAAAGAGCTGATCTATCTCTTTTAAATCCTAAGTCAACATGTATAAATCTTCTGTGACCATCTGAATTATTAAACCATTTATGAAACCTTCCATCTTCATCAACCGGATCATCTGCATACATAAATGCTTTTCTAACTAAATCTTCATCTCTAAAATATGCGTCTTCCATTGTAGGTGGTTCACATTCAAATCTCGATGCAGCTTCAATAGGATTTCTTATGTATTCAGACTCAAGATCAGATCTTTTAATTGTTGGATTGACTTCCCAGGTAGCTGCTTTTATATACCATGTTTTTGGCTCGTTTTTTTCCTGAGCACCAAAATATCTTTGTTGAATAAAATCACCCTTATATCTAGGGAATGACAATAAAATTACTTTACCTACTTCTGGGAATCGTGACATCACAGATAACTTGCTCATATTATATATTGCAGAAGCTGACCCTTTAGCTCTTGTATCACCTTTTAATTCGATATCTGTTTTAAAAGCAGAGATCTCGTCTAAGACTATAGTTAATACTTCATAACCTTCCCACCCTTCACTTTCTGAGTGACCGGAGAATAGCCTTACTGGTCTGGAAAAGAAAAAGATTTCTGACACTCTGGGTTCAAATCCAACGCTATTAAAATACGGAGATCCAAGCAATAGGTTTTTTAACGGCTCAAAGAAAACCCTTTGAGCTTGTTGTGCGTTTACAGCTAGGTTTAGTAGGTCAACATATACGCCGTTTGCTTTACCATAGTAACTGAGAGGATCGCGTAAACAATGTAGCAAATAAGCCGTATATGCGATTGAAATTCTGCTACAGTGGTCTTTGCCAGACCCCTTACCTAACATACAAATTACTTCATTATCAGTATATTTTTTATAGTATTCGAGACCATTATGTTCACCCATAAGCTTTTGCAAAGTAGGCAGCTTAAATATTTGCGTACTATGTCGAACTATTTCAAGCTGTATATTAGACAATGGCGGCAAGCCAAGATATTTCTTTTCTTGTACAAATGTTTCAATAGATACCGGTTGTTCCATCAATTCATCCTGCCTAAGCAATCTATCAAAGTCTGCAAATTCCAAATTAATTCCAAGATACTCAGACATAATTATTTACCAACATATGACATAAAGGGGTCAAAACCAGTTCTCAAATTCTGACAGATGCCCATAAAGGCTTCAAAACCAGTTCTCAAACTCTGGGCATAAAGGCTCAAAAACCCGTTCTCAAATTCTGACATAAAACCCCTTAATTACCGTTCTCAAATTCTGATGAGTTTGCATCAATCGCTGATTCTTTTGAAAGATCTATTCTTTCACCTGACATAATTTCAAATGCAATTTCTAATTCTTTTCTTACCTCTTCTGCAATTGCTGGATGTTTTGCAATAACATCTCTTAATATTTTAGAAAGAATTTGATTAACATTTTCCGCTTTCTGCATTCTTGCAATGTACTCACCATCAGCCTGATTGCCACCCATAAGTTTATGTAATTGAGCTTTTTTAGATGCAATCTCTCCGGCAAGCTTGATTGCCTGAATTCTGGCGGCAACCATTCCATTGTCTGTTGCAATCGTAATTGTCTCCCAAGCTTCTTTGCTTAGCTGATCAAACTCTTGGAGTGCTTTAATTGTATTAAACTGAACCCTCTCAAGAAAATAAGGATCTTCATCAACAGTTTTATTTAAAATAATTTTATATTCTTCTACATATTCTTTTACTTCATTTGGTTTTAGAGACATCAATGCGCCAATCTCTCTATTACTATAGCCTTTTACATGAAGTAAACCAACTTGTTCTACATCTTTAATTTTATCAATTAAAGATTTACTTTTAACTGGTTCGATATCTGACATAATCTCTCTTTATACTTTTGGCTTACCCTCTCCCAGGTAAGATTGCTATGGACCCATTTTGCGCCATGAAAAGTCTTATCTGCTACTTCATCGTAGTTATTTACAACATATAACATTTTATCACATAAATCATCGAAATCCGGCTCTGCCCAGTCACCGCACCCTTCGTATATTCCAAACATATTCATAGTTCCCCACTTATAATTAAGCGGCACAGACAGATGTGCAAACTCAGTACAAGCAGTAGCATTAGTGCAAATAGTTGGAATACCTTTTGCTATACCTTGCAATGGAAGCAAGCCCCACCCTTCACCGCTTGTGGGATATAAAACGCAGTCCACTTCATCATAAATCTTTGCAAGATCTGAATCAGTGGTTTGCCAATCAATTACTTTAATTCTATCGTGGTCTTTCAAATACATTCTAGAACCATCATTAAGGTAAATTCTTGCATCTGCATGCCCATTTGATTTATAAATGAGATTAAACCGGTCATCTTTGCCAAACAGCTTTAGAAAAGCGTCTACAGACATCTGGGAGTTCTTTCTGGTCGACGGAGAACCTATGCTTAAAAAAGTAAATTGCCCCGGTTTCCTCAATATTCTTGGCTCAGAGGGCATTGAGTAGATTACATCATTAATACCAAGTTTAAAATCATAAACAGGTATCTTAACTCCAGAGTTGATAAAAACATCTTTAGCCCATTCAGATGTTGTCCATAACTCATCAGCAGTATTAATTACATCAATCCATTTAAATGGTATTTTATTTGTTTCCCAATATGTAAAACAAACATTGTAGCCAGATTTTTTATTAAAAATTATTGGCAAAGCATTATGAATATATACATCAGCAAGCTTTGTAGATTTTTCGTACAAAAAACCTATGCCGGCATTATGTAATTTGCTAATTTCTTCTATTTTTTCCCTGCTTGGATCGCCAATATTTTCTTCTATTAAGTCAAAATCATTTTTCAAATATGATTTTAGATATGAAGCAGAATCACTGTACCCTTCAGACTTGTTCAATACTACTGCTGTAGTCCATTGCACTTTCATCTATTTTAAACCCAATCTCTCCGCCTGCCGCAGCCGCTTCTTCTTTCAATCTTGGCAAAGGTAAGCCGTGAATTTTTGTATATTCAACTCTATAATTATACCATCCTTGAACAGCTCGCCACATTCTGTCATCAGTAGTTCGTGCAAGCTCTTCAAGCTCTTCAGTTGATATTAAAAAACTAAGAACGCCCAATGGCATATATACAACCACGTCATAGTTTGAATTTTTTCCCTCTGCATATTTTTTTAAAAGCAATTGAAATTGTCTAATTGTATTCTCTACAGGCTCGCCGGCAAAAAAATCAATATTACCATATGCATTTCTAATCCGAGGGCAGTAATCATCAACTCCTACAATCGTACCAAAACTTCTACAAACCATCGGGCGATGATCATAAATTGTGCATCCATTTTTATAGAATGCGCACCACTTTTCAGTTTCACCGCCAAATTCCCAACTAGTGTCATTCATTGCTTCTTTTAACTTTGATATAACTTCATTAAAAGATTGTTTGGCAAATTCTTCACCTTTATTTTCTAGATCTAAATAATATTTTCTATTTATATTATATGCAATATTTGCACATTCAGCCATATGAATAGTAATACCAATCTTACAACATTTACCTGTGCCGAGGCACTTAAACTTACTAGTATTTTGACGAGCCTCAAGCACCCGAACATGATTATAAAGCATATCGATTTCGCCAAAAATTGCAATATCACTAAGTGCTACTTTTCTTTGCATTATCTACCGTAACCTTTCTTTCTCATTTGTATTTCTTTTCTTTTTTGTCGCTTTCGTTTTTCAACTTCTTTTTGCATTGGCGATTGCGGTCTTCGCTTTACTGTTGAAGCAAGATTTCTGCCTTTTCCTCTAAATCTTAACAATTGATATTTTTCACACCAGTTATACAAACCTTGTGGGGTGATTTCTATATTATAAGTTTGTTTTAATAGTTTAACTATGTCTGTAAGGTTCATCCTCTTGCGAACATAATGTTCGTAAAGCCAGCTTTTATCTTTGTACGGTTCTAGTGCCATTTGCGCTCAACATTAAATAATACCACAAACCAATACCGACTGCATCAATGATGTCATCGTCATCAAGATCTTCTTCGGTCATTTCAAAATGCCCGGTAATAATATCACGCACACGGTCTTTTCTTTCTTTCTTCTTGCTAGCCTCTGTAAGTAGATATTCTTTATCTTGTTTAGAAAGATTTTTATACCCTATTCCACGCTTCCATATCATCGGATTTATATCAATAACTTTAGAACAATAGTTCTGTGCAATACCCCACGAATAGCCAATGATGTAAGAAATGATTCTACTTGTTTGAAAATTTTGAATATATACAGATTGCTCTATAACACATTCATTTGGTTTATACTCATTGCATATCTCAGCCAATCCATCATTTATTGCCTGAAATTTAATATGCATTTCTGAGGACTTGGGGAATTTAATCTTTCCACACTTTATCAAACGAGGTTGCTTAACCCCCATCTCAATTACAGCCCAACCTAAAGAATGTGATGATGGATCTATAGATAAAACTTTAGTAAAATTATTTTTAGCAATAGACTTTATACTCACATTTTTTCTTTTCGAAGCTTTTCTTCGTCCCATCCCCAGCTTACGAGTCTTTGAATGAATCTTTCGTCTTTGCATCTTTCGCATATGTTTTCCTTATTGTAACGAGATAAAATTGTATTACACTCCGGTGTTTCACAGACTCTTTTTTTACCTTTGTTACGTTTTTTTTCGTAATAATTTTCTAATAATTTTTTGTTAGTAACTATCCTTCTGCATTCTGCAGAACAATATATACTGTTGTAAACTTTTGCTTCAAACCTCTTTTTGCATTTTTCGTTTTTGCAAATTCTAAAAACACCACTACCCACTGTCTCCCCAGCATAAAGCAGCCAAATCACAAGAAGAACAATTTTTTGATGTTCGCTTGTATGGTCTGTCAGGAATACTTTGTGTTACAAAGTTTCCATAATATTCTCTGTACTTTTTGAATAATTTATTTATAAAGTCTTGATCTTTTTGAATATATATTGGTAATATCTCTTGATTATTTTTGTTTTCATAAATTACGAAACCAGAATCAAGATTTAAACATTGCATGTATATTTGAGCTTGACGATAGTGTTCATCTTTTGGTTTTTTATAAATCTGTCTATAATGGAAACCCTCAGAGCTAATTGATTTTAACTCTATCAGCTTATCTCCATACCAATTAATAATACCATCTGCCGTGCCCTCAATTGGCGGATCAGAATAAGTAACTGATATTTCTTCATCTACAAGAATACCCATATCTCTAAAATATCCGTATAATCTGTCATGTACAGCATGACCATTATCAAATATTCTATGCGTTTGTGGACTAAAATCTGAAGTTACATCTACACCATCAAATAAATAATACCAATATCTAGAGCATTGATTGGTATAGCTTGGATGAAACCCACTAACTTTTTTAAATATTGTCTCGTTTTTCTTTAAAAGCTGGTCATCTATTGCTTTACACAAAGTGTTTTCTAAATCCGTTGGAGATTTAGATTCAACAACAACCACATCCTTTGGCTTTCTTAACTGTTTTAATGATTTCATTGGTTATAACCGCCCTTTCCGGCAATTTTTAATGCATTTATATTTTCTGTTAGAGCTTCGTACATAGTTTTCCAAATATCATTTACAAACTTATCTTGGTCTGTCATAACCGCAGACTTTCTTTTGAATGCCTGTGATTTTACAATCATTAGTGTTCTATACGCAGCAAGTATATTAGCATACTTAATCGCTTGAGTTCCTAAATAGTGATCTGGATTGTCAATAATGTCTTGGACAACCCTGATGCATTCAATAAATTCATCAGCTTTATCACCCATTTGCTCAGCAATAATTTCTTTATTAATAATAATGTCTGGCATTATTCGTACTCGCTTCCTTTAACTAATTCTTTAAAAACTTCCCAATCAATTATTGCAACTTTTGTTTCAGAATCTTTGCCCATTACTACAGATACGCACGGATATCTATAATTGCTATTCCAAGCATCTTTTGTAATCTTTTTCCAAAATTTATGTGTAAGGGTAAATGTTTTTTCATTATGCTTATAGTCAACCACAAATTTATTCATAACAGCATCGCCCTTCTTAATTCCCCTACCGGAATTTTTAACAGCCTTTGCCTTGTCTTTTTTTATTTCTTCTTTCTCAGTTCTTTTCATCCTAGAATCGCTTTACCAATTTCCGCACGCTGCTTGTCTGTGAATTCAATGGCGGTAAGACCGTTCCACTTCTGATCTTCATAAGAATACCACGCGCCTTTGCGCTGAATGATTTCCATTGCAACAGCGATATCGATTAGTTCTCTATCAACATCTATCTTACCTTCTTGTGGAAGAACATAATAATAACCCGTAGTGCCGATGCTTGGTAACTGCTTTGTCTTTTCAATTGTCCATGTAGCACGTTGACTAGTAATAAGGTTTGTGTCATCTCTTTCCATTTCACTCTTTGACATTGACAGAAACAGTTTAACAATATTATGCATATTGTGATGCACTGTATTACCCATCTTTGCTTTTGTTACAGCAAACATACCGCTAAGATCGACTGTCTGGTGAGCAACAAAGAGCATAACATTTCTTTCTTTATGCAAATAGTTTACTAACTTCTGTAAGAGGAATCCTTGCGATCTTGATTGCAAGCCCATTGCCTTGCCGCCCTCCGGCTTATCATAGAACTCTTCTTTAATAATGTTAGAAAGACTGTCAAATAAAAAGATGTGCTTTTCGTTTGGATGTGTCAGATATTCATAAATATTTTTTAATATCTCTTCTACAATTGTTGACTGCACTACCACAATATCTTTAATATCGATACCGCACTTAGCTGCATATTCATCATTATAAGACGATTCTGAATCAATAATTATTGGTCGATATCCCAGTTTCTGTGCTTCAGCAAGAATTCTAAAGCACATTGTTGTTTTACCAACAGAAGGTGTGCCCCAGAATAAATGCGTTGCACCAGTATTCAACCCACCACCAAGTGCTCTATTCAATCCAATGCTTGGTGTCGGTATCACTTCGTGTACCGGCATTAAATCGCCTTTTCTTTTATCTACTAATAACATTATTTTACACTCCCTCTGAATATCCAACGGTTTACTGTTCTTAACTGAGTATCAGTAATATTATGATACCCTAGATCCTGCATCATCCCCCTAACTGCCGGCGGATTAAATCCCCAGTAATTTGTAGCATCTTTATTCAATTCATCCCCGACATAATATCTTGCCGCAGGGTGTTTAAAATCTAACATATCAACATGAGTTTCTATGTAAACTGTACCACTACATAAAGATTTTGCTATCTCAAGATATTGCATTGGATTTTTTGCATGATATATAACACCAAGCATTAATACAACATCAAATTTTCCTATATTTATAGATTGAAGATCTTCAACGCTTGCAACAAGTTTTTCAACCTTAGAACTAAGTTGTTTGCGAGCAAGCTCAAAACCTGCATCACCAGTGCCATAAACACCCCCACCCATCTCCCATTTCTCTTCCCAAACAAATTTATCTGACGCTACGATTCTTTGCGCATTTCTTTTCTCACAGGCAAATGAATAAAATCCATCCCAGGCTCCAATGTCAAAAACAGTCATACCTGTCATATCTTTCGGCAAGCCTAGGTTGTCAAAAGTATCCTGTGATTCCTTGTTTAGTCCCGGTGTAACAGTGCCATTGATATCAATACAATGCCACCAGTTAATACTGTTTATTTTTTCCAAAAGACTATCAGACATATTCCTCCTGTTTGATGTTTTTTCTTTTAATATAATCTTCTATGGTAATCAGTTTATCAGCAGAATCGAGCTTGAAAGAGTCAAGTCGATTAAGTGTTTCCTTATCTTCGACTCTTGATAGTCGTGCTACATACCACTCACCTTCCTTTAACAAACTTTTTACTTTTTTATACACTGCTGCAAAGATAACAACTTTGAAGAATTGTTTGCCATCCCAACAATATACGCTTGCCATTTCTTTTCCTGATGATGTTATGAAGTTTCTAATGTTAAACACATACATCATTGTTTTTGGATCGTTGATAAACCCAATATCATGCTTATACACCCAGGCATATTTGTGATCTAGCCCTTGTTTCTTCATCATCATTACATTAAACAATTTCGAATCTTGTGCTTGATACACGTCACAATATGCGTGCAATGTTCTGTCGCCAATTAGAGCATAAACATAATCCCTCTGTGCCAATTCTGTATTTCTTTCACCAAAAACAGTGCAGGAGCCGGAATGGTCTTCAAATTCAACACGCAAATAATTCTGAGCTTTCTTTGTAGACCTCACTACAGCTTTAATCAAGGTAAGGCTTGACATTGTTTCATGAAAATCCGCAGCATTTTCAACAAATTCATCAATCTCTGTCTTAAATTCACTTGACTTGATTGGAAATCCAAGCACAGGTAGGTAATATCTTTGATGATCAAACTGCGATACGTGACCCATTGAATCAAATGCGCCAACTTTATCAAAATTCTCTCGCAATGGAGCCTTCACCGCAGATTTAGAACACTTATTATTAAACTCTTCAAAGGAATTAAAAGGTCTTTTGTCAAAAATCTCTTTAATTGCGCTCACACCACAGCCAGTTACATTAGTAAGACCGAACCTAATGCCTTCATCTTCACCCGGCAGTGACATTGAGAAGAATTCTTGTGACTTATTGATGTCTGGCGGATAAATTTTAAGCCCCAAGCGTTGTGCTTCCATCAAATAGGCAGTGATTTTGTCAGTTGCTGACTCATTGTACAAAAGAGCCCATACAAATTCGAGCGGATAATTGACTTTTAACCACATTGTCTGATACGACATCAAAGAATAGGCAACAGCATGGGATTTATTAAACATATACAACGCCGACATCTCAAACTCAGACCATATTTTGTCCGATTTTGATTTGGTTAAGTAAGGATTGCTAATAAACTTCTCTTTGAATTTATCAAACTCGGCTACATCACGTTTTTTACCAATAATTTTGCGCAATGAGTCTGCTTCTGACCAAGAAAATCCCGCCAACAGCACCGCCATTTGCATGAGTTGCTCTTGGAAGATAACTGTGCCATATGTTTCTTCTAAAATTGACTTCACAACCTCATGTGGATACTTCGGATCAGCATCACCCTTCTTACAGTCAATATATTTCTGCCCTTGCGACAACAAAGCGCCGGGTCTAACAAGGGCGTTTGACACCACAAGGTCGTTAAAGTTATCAATACCCATTCTTTCAATCAAATTACGATAGGCGGCGGCATCTGTTTGGAAAATACCCACCGTATTGATGTTATTAAAGTTCTCATACACCCTTTGGTCATCCAGAGCCAGGGATTGTGCTTCCACATCAAGCCCGTAGCGCTCTCTAATCATCGCTAGCGCGTCTTTAATGACAGATACGGTCTTTAGACCCAAAACATCTATTTTTATAAGCCCAACGGCTTCTGCGTCTTCCATCGCAAAGGCTGTAACCGCACTTCGCTCCCCGCCTTGAGAGTCTTTTCTTGACTCCACAGGGCATACTTCTGTTAATGGTACGGCAGATACCACCATTCCTGCAGCATGCACGCCTGCTGTACGCACACGCTCTTGCAATCTCTCTGCCAATACCGGAATATCGGGATATTTGCGAACAAATATCTTTCCTTTTTCCGTATTCTTTAATTCTTCGATTGTTTCAAAGAATGGGGTGATGGAATTGATTTCAGCATACGGAACCTGTAGAATTCGTGCAACATCTTTGACCGCACTCTTTGGCTTAAACGTGCCATAGATCGAAATTGCCGCAACCTTATCTTCACCCCAGCGCGTGGCAAGATAATTTTTGACTTCATCTCTGCGTTTATCTTCAAAGTCCAGGTCAATGTCGGGATAGTCGTTTCTTTCGGGGTTTATAAATCGGGAAAACAAAAGGTTGTATTTTATCGGGTCTACCTTGGTAATGTCGAGCAAGTACGCCAGCACGCTACCGCCAACAGAGCCTCGCCCTGTGCCTCTGCCAATGTTGTTGTTGTCTGCCCATTTAACAAGATCCCATACAATCAAGAAATAGTCGGCAAAGCCGAGCTGTTTAATAATCCCCAACTCCTCGTTAAGTCGTTGCACATATTCTTCACCCAAGCCCAGCTCTTTTAAGCGAAAGCTTGTAACTTCAGCCAAGTAATCGTCCGAATTTATTGTACGCATAAATTTTGGCAACAGATTCTTTCGCTTTTCCAACTTGGCAGTGCATTTCTGCGCTATCTCTATCGTATTTTCCAGAATATCGGTACGATCATACCCGGCATCTTTAAACCACGAAGCCACCTCGTCTACATTTGCCACATATGGATTAATCTTATCAAACCTAAGAAACCGGTTAGGATACATATTATTAATTTTTGCCACCATATCAATTCCAGCCACATGAATGCAATCAGCATGCTCTTTAGCATGCCTTTGTTCTGCTGCGTTAAGGCTGGGATATTGTGAAAGCATTAGTAGGATTTCTTCACATCCTTTATCATGCTTTGTTGGGAAATGACAATCTGCTGTTGCTACGACAGGTCTATTATATGTACCCGCCAAACTTATAAGACCGTCATTTAATTCTTTTGGATTCCAAGCCTGTATTTCGTAGTAGAAGTCATCTTTAAATATCTTTAAAAAGCGCTCCGATAACTCTTGAGCCCTATTTGTATCTCCCGCCAAAATTGATTTTGATATAGCACTCGCCATACAACCCGAAAGCGCAATAATATCATTGTCCACCAGTTCTTCAAGAAGATTAAAATCCATTCTAGGCTTGTAATAAAAATTGTCGCTCCAAGCTCTTTGATTCATCTTGAATAATTTTTGCAAACCTTCATTTGTTTTAGCAAGCAGTATTAAATGAAACCTTTCGCTTGTGTCTTTTGCATCGTGTTCAATTGATGGTACAAAGTAGGCTTCAATACCGAACAATGGTTTAACATTGTGTTTATTACAAGCATCTTGGAACTTTAACACACCGCCCATTGTGCCGTGGTCTGTAATTGCGGCGGCAATTTGTCCGTTAGTGCTAGTAATTTTTGCAATTTCATCCGGCGTTGACATCCCATCAAGCAGTGAATATTCAGAATGACAATGTAAGTGAACAAATTCAGTCACTTTTTCTCCTTAAAGCTTAGAAGGATCTGAACTTACCGTAATATCAAATAATGTATCAATGGTATTATATTCTCCCCAATACTTTTGGTTGTACCATTGTTTTCTAAGATAGCACTTAATACCGTTTTCCTGCAATTTACTTATTTCTGCAGGATTGTCTTCTACAACAAATATTGGATTAATATTTTTAATAATGTCAATTTTATTTCCAACTGTTGAGAAATGTGGCAACCTTGAGTTTATATTCCACTTTTCCAGCCAAGGCAACGCCTGCTCTTTTGATGCCACCTGTTGTCGTGCTGTAACAATTTCAATATCGTATCCAATGCTAAACCAATAGTTTATTTGATACCAAGCATCTTCATACGGCTTCATATTTGCCCAAAATAATGCATTGTTAAATATTTTTAACATGTCCGGGTCATTTACTTTAGATATTAGTGAGTCGCCATAATCCATTTCATCAACTGGCACACCAATACCGCAAAGCCAATTGTACATTGAAGTGTCAATATCGGCAATAACGCCATCTAAATCAAACACCATTGTAGGATTGCTTTTTGTTATTTTCATTTTTCCTCTTTCGTGGAGACAAAGGGACTTGAACCCTTAGCCTTCTGCTTGCAAAGCAGATGCTCTTGCCAGTTGAGCTATGCCCCCTGCCTTAATCACCAACTATCTTTTAATTCACCGGTAGTCAAGAACACTTGCTGCTTTTCATATGGCAGTCTCATGTAAACATTGTCTAACTGATGCATTGGTAGATCTGTTATAGCCTTAAGCTCGGGCGACACATCCAGAGGAATAAGCGAATAATTTGTATCCGCTGCCGTTGAGCCAGTACGTGAATACTTATAATATCTATCAGTAACCGTACTAAACTCTTTTGCATATTCAATAAGTGTCAAACCAACATGTCGTTGGTTAAATGTTGTATCCAAGACTCTTGGCTCCCAAACACCCGGCTCTGTTTCAACCGCAATATTGATAAGCAAGTGTGGCTTTGGTCTCCACGCTTTATCAACTACTGCCTGCTCACTTGCCCAACATCTATAATTAAATTCTTCCATAGATGCGGTGGATGCAATTCTCCATTTCCAATTGACTGGTGAGGTTACAACCGGAACAGTAATGCCTGTGCCAATAGTTTCAGAATAATTTTTAGAGTCTTCTGTTAATTCTTGTCTAAATCTAATTCTAAATGACTGCCCTGCTTGAACAGTAAAGAATCGTTTCGGACCGTTCTTTCCACCTGCCGGTGCTACTGCCTTTTCAAGGTCTTTTAGTGTTTTAACTGATGTAAATGCCATGTAATTTTCTCCTATATAATTTGATTTTTGTTGTTAATTGCTTGTTGTATTTCATTACTACTCATCTCACCAGGATCTTTTAATCCCAGCGGGATGCTTGCGAACGAGAGATTTTTCCCTCGACACATCTCTATGATAGCACGCCGCATGGCATGTCCAGCCTCGTCGTTGTCAGAAAATATGATAATTTCATCAAAAAATTTTCGTATCATTTTTATTTGTTTTTCAGACACAGCCGCCCCAAGTGTTGCGACAGTGTTTGGAAAACCAGCTTGGTGAACAAACATGCAATCAATACTACCCTCAACAATTATACACGATGGGTGTTTTTTTGCATTTGATATGTTGAACAAATTATCTGCTCTTTTAAAGCCTTTATTATAGAGATACCTTGGCTCTTGATGTGATTCTATCGCTCTACCAATAAAGCCTGTTAACCTATAGTTGTGCGACCTCACCGGAATAACCACCCTGTTCTTTTGATCGGAGAAGCCAACCTCAAAATATTTTAAGGTATTAATTGACAACCCCCTTTCAATTAATGTTTTTACCTTTTGCACCTGACTATCATCATCATAATTAATTAAAACACTGTCAATCACAAGTTCATCAATATCTTCTTTTACATATTTGTAACTATTAAGTTGTTTTTCAACAGATAACTTGTCCAGTGCAAAGTCTTTACCATATGACTTTCCTGTAAAATGAAAATATAGTTGCCTAAAATTACCTTTCTTACCGCATGATGGATTAAAGCACTGCCATAAACCTGTTTTAACATTAATGTACATAGCGGCTGTATGTACATTTTTGTGAAAAGGGCAAAATACATTTAACTCCTCACCAGCTGCAGACTGCACCGGCACAGAGTATTTTGCAAAGAGATTATAAATCTCTTCTTCTAATTGTTTAGACGAAAATTTTGAATTTATAGACATTACGTTTTGCATCATAGTCTGTAATTAAACTTGTTTTTCCAAACTCACCCTTTTTCTTTTTTGCTTCCTCTTCCATCCAGGGTCTTAATCTAGACAGCGTTTCAATATCTAGAACTTCGCCTGAGACAATAACTTTGTTAATTTTCTTACGCATTAAATATCCCACTCCTCTGTCCATTTTCCTGTTTCTAAGTTCCACCTAAGATAGAAGCCGAAATGTGAAGCTCGCCTTACTTTCCTAGATACCACTTGAAATAAGTCTGACGACATTTCTCTATGTATCGCCAATACTAAGTCGGCATCATATGCCAACTGTTTACTCCAAGCGACTTCTTCCAACTCCGGTGGTCTTTCCGAATGACCATCAGCCATTGTTACCGCAGCAACATCTACGATTGGAACATTATTTTTTACCGCCATTCGTTTAAAAGCTTTAGATAAGTTTTTTGCCTTTTCAGTCTCTGTTCTAGAACCTGATGCATCATCAAATAAGCCATGATAATCTAAAATAACAATGTCCGGATGATATTGATCTATCTTTGCTTGCACCATATTTTGGTCTGCAGTTTCAAGACCTTCTGACGTAACAAGATGAATTGCATGTTTGCCAGTAAATGTTGCTTCAGCCCATTTTTCGTATGTCTCAATAATCGCTGGATTGGCTTTTACCAAATCGCTATTGGTAAAATGCCCTTCGCCATTATTTAAAAGAGTATCTAACCTTTGCCCCTCTTGTTGTTTATTCATTTCAAGAGAAATAATTAAAGGTCTATATCCAGCTTTCCATGCGTTCACTGCAAACAGTCTTGCAATAAATGATTTACCAACGCCTGTCCAGCCTAAAAGAACAACAAAGTCTCCAGGTTGCCAGCCACCAAACACTTTGTCAATAACATTGATGCCTGATGGTATTCCTTGAATTTCTTTTTTATTCTTAGATCTTTCCTTTAAATCCTCTGACCTTTCTTTCCACTCACCAACCAAGTCAGTATCTTTTAAATTACTTGAAAACTTGTAGAGCTTAGATGTCTCCTCCATTAAATAAGACAACGCTTGCCTTGCGCCGGTTTCACTAATAAGGCTGTGGGCTTTAGAGACGATGCTTCTTGTTTGATATGCTAAAGATTCTTTTTTTGCCTCATCAATATAATATTCAATTGGCTCAGGTGTTGATATAAACTCAAAATCTGGATGATGTTGCTTAATTGTTTCTTTAGATGGTACACGCTTGTGATTTTCATAATGATTGACAATAAAATTCCAGATATCACGGTGCTCTAAGAAAACATTTTCAACTCCACCATTTACGGAAGAAATATAATCTTTGGACTCAATAATTGCATTAAGCAATCTAACTTCGTAATTCATTTACGATTCCAGTCTTTTTTTAGTTTCCTGTACAATGTCCTTAAACTTATCCTGTGATTTCTTCTCAAATTCTACCCTTTCAACGAATGTTCTAGATTCTATCGCAAAATCAAATACTAAAAATGGACCCGGACGATTTTTTATAAAATATTCAACGGCTGCCTCAAGATTATCTTTTTTATAAAAAGATGCCAATGCATCAGCAACTTGCTCTTGCCTTGGAGAATCGGGTATAAAAAGCTTATGATACCTTTTGCAACAATTTTTGAAGTACTCTATCAGTTCGCTTCCAGTTAGTATCATCGCCTTTACTCACCTCTTTCCAAGTCTCTTGCATTACATCAAACTCTGACAAACCACCATTTACGCCGTAAAAAGAATCCGTTTGCCACATATTGAGAATACATTCTTTTCTTACAGTGCATGACTTGCAAACATTTTTTGCATACTGCACTTCTTCATATTTATAAGAAAACCAATGTTTACTATTTTTATCTATAAGGCAAAGCGCACGCTTTCTCCAAGAACTCATGATTTTTCTGTATCCAGCTCCTGCAGTTTAGCTTCAATTTGAGAGTCAACTGCTTCCCATAATTTCTTCCAACCATCTTCGTCTTCAATTCCTTTGCAAACAACTCTTGCACCGGCATCTAATCTGAGTGACTCGTAGTTACCAAGATTTTTGGTAATACCAACAGATGCCCAAATCTCAACCTGATCTTGTTGTAGTTGTTTATTTACTTGTGCCATAACTATCTCCTTTTTAATTTTATTTTTTGTGACATTCTTATAACCTTAGCCTGAACTGGTTTATTGCTAGACGGTCTCCCAGGTGTTCTGCCATTGAAAAAAGCAACCATGTCGTAGACATCTTGCTTTTCATAATATCGCCAATTTTTATACCCATCGCAAGTTTCGCTAAACTTTTTCCCGCTTGGTATTAGATTACGTTTTTCATATTTTCTAATCGTATCTGGTCTTTTCTCAACTATCTTTGCAACCTCCCCTATTGTATATATTCTATGCAAAATAAGTTCTGCATTTTGAAATGGAAATACATTTTCTTGCTTTGTCAATAAATCAACCGCATAAACTTGATTCATATTCTTAACAATTTTTTTTATTTTAACAATTGTATTGGAATATTTGTAAAATTTATTTTTGATAATTTTGTCATGTAATGACATATCTTTCCTTAACTGGCTTAAATCCAAACTCTTTAAGAATTACGTTTAACTCTCCTATTTCTATATCAGCACCCCTAGCGCACCCAATACATGTTAAATCAATATAATTTTTCTTTAATGCAAAGTATTGAACACCCAGTAGCATTTTATTATGACACCTTACACATCTTAACTCTTTATTGCGATAATAACTTTTTAACTCTGGTATATCGATTCTTTCATTTTTAGATTTATCATTCATCATCTAACCAGCAATTATATTCTGCTGTTACCATTCCTTTCTCGGGATGTATAAATATTAATGATTGTGATGGTCTGCCTGCAGCAGCTAAAGTTTCAGCAGCATAGGTATTTACAGATTCTGGACTGCCTGAGATTCTTAATTGAACAGTATTAAAAGTCATCTTCGTTGGGGCGTGAAAATGACCAATATAAATATCATCAAAGTCTTCTTCTATTGCACCAACTTTCCAACCATACGCTTTCTTTTGAAAGGTATAAAGAGAAGATAAACTTCCAAATTGATCGCCATGACAGAGCAGTGCTCTATATTTACCAACTTTATCAATTGCATACCAATGTCGTTCACCACGTCCATCTGGAATAATAAATTTAACTCGAGGTTCTTTCTCAAACATTAACTGAGTAATACGGTATAGCATTCTATCTCCGTTTGTTTCCGGGTCGTGGTCTCTGCTTGCCCTACCACCGATTCTGCCGTGATTACCAATAACTCCAATAAATGTAACCTTTTCAAAATTTTCAAGCATAATATTGATAAAGTTTTTTATTATTCTTGGACCATCTACAGTAATTTGTCTATACAAACCACCATCTACTAAGAATGATTGACCAGGAAATATAAGCTCACCTTCTATTAAATCACCAAGAGCCCATATTCTTATCTCTTTTACTGGATGATCTTTTCTTTGTATATTTGTAAGATTAATAACTTTTTCTGCATACTTATAAATTCTTTGTTCACATATAGAAGAATTATAATCCGGTGTTATCTTTGATAACTGCCAGTCGGATAAAATAGCAGCAGCAACTTCTTCATTGCCGCGTCTTTTATCAATTTTTGGCTTTGGTGCTGGCTTATATTTTGCTGAAACAATTTCGTCCCTTACAGCTTCATATACTGCCGAAGCAAGATCATCACTCTTTGTCTTTAATTTATTATACTCTTGCAACAATCTAGTATATGCAACTTTTATTTCCGCTTCTGACTCAGGCTTCTTGCCTGAAACTGGATCTGTTGGCACTTCAAATAACCCCTTTTCTCTACGAAATTTACAAAGACCATTAACATCGACCGACCTGCGACATTCTTTATCCGCATATTTTTGATTTGCTGTTTTGGGTTCGAATTCTTGGTCGCAACCATCTGTGTCGCAAATTTTCATAAGGTCAATTATACACCATCGCTGTGAAATTTTGGGTTGCCCGAAACATTCTTTAAATTTATTTTAGACTTTTCTCTTAATTCATCATTTTTCCGGCGCATCGTTTCTCTCATTTTAGCACGGTGCTTTTCAGATGGCTTTCTGCCTTCTCTGTGTATCGCACTGTGTTCAGGAACTGTACATAAAAATAAATTTTCTACACGATTGTCTGTTTTTATTTCATTTATATGATGAACGGTTTCCCAAGGTTCAAGGTATCTATTTAGATATGCTTCAAAAACAAGCCGATGCTCATACACATATCCTTTAATATTATACTGATGTTCTGGATTTAAAATCCTAACATAGCCTTTATCATCTATATATTTACCACCACCATAATTTGGATTATTTTCTCCATGAATTGTTTTAGCTGTCCATTCAATATCTTTTCTTTTAGAAGCTAAAGTTTCTTTCATTAAACAGCAGCGCCAGCATCTTCTATCATTAATTGTAATCTTTCAGTTTGACTAGAAACAACGGCAATTTGTGGAGCGTTTGATAAGTTAGATGTACCGCCAGTTCTTTCGACAGAAACTGAAAATGATTCCGCAGTTAACCCACCACCGCTTGGTAGCAAAACAGAATACGTTCCGGCTCCAACATAAGCAATGTCACCAGATTTTATAGTTGTAACTATTGTATTTGCATTTGCAGATACATTGTAAAGTTCATAAGCAAAAGGTGTAAAATTCCACACAGCTCTTGGGGTTGTAGCCCCGTAGCCAGCCGATAAGGCATTCCATATCTTTAATGATAATTTTGCATCCTCCGCGCCTTTTCCGGTAATTTGAAAACCAGGAAACACACATGTTATTTTATACAAACGATTTTGATCGACGGTTACTCTTTGATCAGAACCACCATTTGGATTTGTCAAGGCTAATATTTGAGTATTACTTGTTACATTTGCAACTAAGGTTCCACTTGTATGCTCTATGTATTCCAAAACACCCTGTGGTTTTGAATCATTAGCATCCCTAATTTGTTCTATATTTAAAGACATCTGAGCGAGACGGTCAGATGAGAGAGGTGTTCCATCGGTCCATGAAACAAAAACGTAATTTTCGTATGCCATTTAACTATTATACCCCAATTGTTCCTCAAGCGCTGTTAATCTGGCATTTAAATCTACAATAGCTGCCAGTAGATGAGGGATCATTTTTGCATAAACAACTTGATAATACCCTCCTGGGGTTTGAGGGGCTTCTACAAATTCTGGGAAATTAACCTCTAATTCATCCGCCATAACACCAACACTATGTTTGCCCTGAAGCCAAGAGCTGGAAATGTCTTTTTTATAATCGAATTCATAGATTTTTGTATTATAAATTTTTTGCAATACATCAGGAGTAATTGATTGAATATTTTCTTTTAATCTTCTATCTGAATCATAGCCATCTGGGTAAAAGAACGGCAGAACATTTACGTCATTGTTAACTGCACATGTCAGCCTGCCGGCAGCGTTGCTCCAACCAAACGCTATTCCATATCTTTCACCAGCAAGATTAGATGCGTTATAATAAACACCAGTCCCCCCAGCGGTAATCATACCATCTGAGCCTATGGTTCCAAACGAAACAATATCTGCACTAGCATAAATAGTGTCATTAGCAACAATAACGTCTCCCTCAATAACTCCGCTTGTTTCTATTTTAGAATATGTAGCATAAGAATAATTTGCACCATTTTGTAATATCCAATTGTCATACAAATATTCTGCACCTACAAAAACTCCAGCTGGCGGATTACTGCCTGGTCCATCTATTCGAACCCCTGCTCTAACTTCGTTATTATTTTGCCAATTACTGTGCAGTGGGGCAAGTCCAGATCCGTATGGAAATAATTTACCCATATCCATCGTCCCAAGAAAATTTCCACCGGTATGCATGCTGTCTGGGGAATTAGCGTACCCAATATCAAATCCAGCAATCTTCCCACCTGTAGCTTGCAAATTACCAGTTGTGACATCTCCTGTAACAGACAAATCTGACCCATTAAATGACATAAATTCAGAATTGCTGCCGACTCTAAAGATTCCATTGGAATACCAATAATTATTATTATTAATAAATAAAGCACCGGCTGTGAGTGTTCCTCGAATACTGGTTGCATCAAATGTAGCATCTCCAGCATATGTTATAGCCCAGCCCGCTGTACCATCTGATGTTATAATGCCATTTGCTGCAATTGTTCCATCAAAGTTACTACTTCGTATAACATTGTTAATTAAAACAATATTTGCAGATAGTTCAGTGGCAGTAACGGCTCCAGCTGAAATATGAACAGATTGAATTGAATTTGGCAACAGTCTGATTCCGGCAGGACCAAGAACGTCTGAGCTAACAATATTTGCAATAACAGCCTTAAATGATTGAAAATTGGCTTCCTGCCTATTCCTTCTTGCGCTACTAATTGTGCCTGTAAATCCTATATTAAAATCATATATAGAATATTTATCAGTTTTAATTAAAGAAGATGCATCACCATCATGATTGTGACCACCTTGAAAAAATATTATAGAGTTTTCAGATGTCATTACACAACCTTCCTTATAACTAATTTTTGATTTAGTGATTTATTATAATCAAGATCACTGCTAATCACCCAATAGTCACCATTTATTATATCAAAAGCATTAAAGCTAGATATTCTTATTCTATCCCCCAATTGAAGTTTTGCAACTGGTAGTATTGAAATATTAATAATTGGTACGGGCTCACCCATTTTTGAAATTATAAAACTAGCTAATTTTTTAGCATGTTCTAGATTTGTTATATATTCATTTTCTATAACTAGCTCTTTCAAACCATATTTTCTAATGTTGTCATCAAGCACTTGTTTTTGTTCTTTAACATCTCCATTTGCATCAGTTATTACAACAGGTATACCAGCTATACGAGATTGATGAGTTTCACCCGTTTCTGCATTTGTTCCTTCTAAATAAACAATATCACCAGAAAAAGTGTTATTTGATGCAGCAATAATCATCGTTGCACCATAAGGTGTTGGATTAAATCTAATCAATTCTAACTTTGGAGGTTTAACATCTGTTATATTTGTTATTAGCGGAAGCTGGACCATAAAGGCGGGAGACTTGTCGAATTTTAATTGATCGTATACCTTAACTTCTCGAACGAGAGCGTTTTGATTGTGACTGGCGGCAGCCGTATCATATTGAGCTCTATCAAGTATTAGAAGTGAATTTGAAGTAGCGTTTGAATATTTAATTATTTCATCATCAATTTTAACATAACCACTTTTTGGAAAGTACGGCTCATTTGTTGATTTTACACTCATACTTACGTCAGCGCTTGTCATTGCGCTAGTTAAATTTGTAACCGCTACAGATGTAGTTTCTGGTTGCCAAAGACCTTGTTTAGAAGATTCTGGTTTTGAAACACCAGCTACTTTAATTACAACCTTATTTGTTTGCAATTGAATATTAAAATCTGCTTCAATAATATTAGTTGAATCTGAAAATGTATATTGAACATTTGCATGTTGATCAATAGATGGTTCAAAAAATCTAAAATAATGATCATATTTTGCATTATTTAACTCATCAAAATATAATCTACCTAAATCAGCTATTGTTATATCATTTATAATAGATTCTATTGTAGTATCATTTCCATATATAAATGGTAAAATTTGTATTGGTTGCATTTGTGTTTGTATATAGTTTTCTTTTACTTGTTGCGCATCAAATAAATCATTAAAAATTGCAAATTCATCTATGTAAAAAGATCTAGTAGTTGCCGGGGCAACCTCTCCAGTGCCAGCATTAAAACTTGAACCACGACCACCGATTGTTACATCTTTATCTGTAAAAGCCAAAAGACTTCCTGATGTTGTAACAGTATTTTTCAAATCTCCGTTTACATAATATTTTAAAGAATTATTACTAAAAGTAATACTAATTAAACTAGAATTAGTATTTGACAAAGCTGAATTAGAAGAAATAGTTTGTATTCCGTTAGAAGTTATAAATTTAAAACCATTTGATGAAGAATTAGAATAGAATTCAAATCCATTAGAAGGAGATGAATTGTTAAAACAACTTAAATATTCACCATCATTTGAGAAAGATCCATTATGAAATTTACCATATAATTCTATAGAAAATTTACCTGTATAATTATCTCCAGCAGAATTAAAAACATCAAAAGACTGGTGATATGGGATTCTAATATAGCTATTAGAATTTAACAAAACGCTTCTGTTGTCAGAATCGGAAACTACCCCAGAAAGTTCAGAAATTTTTGGTTCAGATAAATACAGTCCATTATTTCTGGTTCTAGATCTCTCAACAATATTTACGTTTGGAATACTATTTACCATTGGAAGCGTAGGTGTCCACGAATTAGACGAAAAAGTAAGATATGAGTTACTATTTTTAGAACCTACATAATCGACCGCAGCAATTGTAAAGCATTCGTTACTGTATACCCAGTCAATATTTGCATTAAATTCTTTTTGTAGAAAAATTTGAAATGGTTCATTTGCAGGATTTTGTTCTGTAAAAAATTCAATTCTAATATCATAAACTTTACCAGCAGCTAGGTTGTATAAAGCAGAAGATACATATTCGGCACTATTAGTTCCTGTATCCAGGTTGTACCATCTATCAATAATTTTTACATTATTTAAATACAGCCTTGCACCACCATTATTTAAACCTAAAATTAATCTTTGATTACCGGTATTTTTTGGAATATAGTAGCCATCAAATACACCATTAAAATAACTTGTTACTGTCTCATTTGTTTTTGAAACAAATTGACCGGATATAAAATTTAAAGCTTTGCTAGCCCCAGCTTGAGTGGATATTTCTTTTGATGTTGTATGTAGAGATGGAGAAACAAATGTTCTTATCTCTAAAGCTCTTTCATATGATGATAAATATTTGTCATTAGCATCTAGAACAATATCCCTTACCGAGTTAAGATCGGTATTTGGAACTTTAAACAATCTTGCTCTCAAAGAAGTAGCTACAGTTCTTTGATTATTAGCTCTATCAACACTATTTTCATCAAAACCAAAATGCAATACTGCACTATTTTTACAATAAAATTCTTTTGGTTTTTTTAAATATTTTATATCTTTTTTAGGAAAATTTGTCATCATTAACAATTGTTCAATAGCTTTGCCAACAGTGCTTTCTTGAATTAAATAACCTTTTGTAATCATTTTATCTTTAGAAAATTTCCCTCTATCTGTTAGATTAGCTTTTATAGACATACTGCTTGATGACCCCTGCCACTCATCAACATAAAAAACACCAACTGGAACATATTCAAATATGTCAAATACTATTGACGAATTAACTGTGTGATTTCTTGCTTTTGTATCCCCCACCCCTCTCTCTATAACATTAAAAGAATTTCCATTTCCTTTTCTTGCAATGATTCTTTCTTGATTTGTGGTTCCGGGATTTATTGTTAAGAGATAATCATCACCAGCCCCACCGGTTGGGAAATCGTTTACATTAAAAACGCTAATTGTATTAGCAACAGTTGAAACATTTGATGCAATGGTTGTGGTAATTTGATCACTAGAGTGTGATTGCCTCTCCCACCCTAAATATATATGACAACGTAAATCTTTTTTCATGTACTTTCCAAATGTTGAGGAAGAGTTGAAAATATTAAAATCTTTAAGTGAGTTGTCTAAACTTATAGAAGCAGAATTACTGCCACCGCCTGCAATCGGCAAACTACTTTCATGAACATCTCTAGTTTTAGAACTATTAAAGTCCATAATATAATCTGTTAAATCATATCTATAAATTGGACATACCTCATTAACCCTTGCATGATCTAATGGATTTTTAGTTGTATAAATTGTTAATAATATTTTGTTAATATTATCATTACTAATAGATTCTAAATAATGATTAAAGTAATAAGAATTAGCTGGTATTTCTCCATCTTCATTATAAACAAGTGTATTGGTATTATGATATGCTTTAATATTATAAGCACATATTTGACCATTATACTCAGAAGTAATTATTTTAATTAAATTTACTTTTCTTTCTGCAAACAAATATGTTAATATTACTGGGGATGCAAATTCATAACCTGTAAATGTAGCATGAAGATTTGATGTAGTTTTAGTAGATGATTCATAACCAAATTCATAATTTTCTTCTTTTGTGGTCGGCAGACAGTGCCACTGACCATTTGCCGTAATTGTTTTACCATATTTATCTTTTGCATCACAAACACCCCACGTAAAAGATTGCCTTTCAATTCCATTTATAGATTCATTTGGCGTAAAATAAAAATCTTTTTGCCTAGCTTTGTTAAAAACTATTTCGTTAGCAGAAATCGCTCTTTGGTCTGCGAGAAGTCCGTTGGTATTATTAATTATATCTTGATTGGACTTTGATGTGTAGGTAGAATTAGACGATGCTATTTCCGTATTTCCAACTTTATCAACATGCCTGCTGTCCAGCCAGTCTATAATAATTAATGGTTTAACTCTTTGTGAAATTGCAGATATAGCAGTATTATAAGAAGATGAAAGATCAATATTATATTTGCCTTTTGTAAGCATTTAGACCTCTTCCAAACTCATAGAGCAGTCAAAGAAATAAATATCATCAACCAAATCCCGTCGAATTAGAGTTTCACTGTAATCTTTCACCAATACATTATAACTTGTTTCTGTGTACGGCACATTACTATTTTCGTCCATATTTACTATTTTTAATACATGATGCTGAGGTTTACCAGCTATTTCTTTTAGATAGTCCCTGCCTCGTTTCCCATCAACTGTATGAGAATGAGAATTTGGCACATATGACCATGACAAATTAAAGGTTCTTCTTGCAGGTCTAGCAGACGATTTATAATATCTAGATTTTCTATTATTCCAGTTAATATTTTCTACAAAAATAGGATCAACAGAAACCCCTAGTTTTCTATTATGATTTGTTATTGGCTTGTCATCGATTAACAAAACTGTTCTTATATCAGATAAATCGCTTGCAGATATTACATTTCCAACAATAAATTTAATCGCTTTGGTAGTAACATTGCCCATATTATTGATAATAATTCTTATTGTTGCCAATACAATTTTACCAACAATTGTTAGATTAACAGAACCACTTAATGCAGAAGATATAGATTTAACACTTACTGCTACCGCAAAAACTTCTGAGGATGGCGCTATGACAGACGCGGCAAATGAATCTTTTTTAATTACTGTAACCATATTACTTTCAATGTTAATTAAAATTTGAGCCTTCAAAATTTCTTGCGCAATTGCTATAGTAGACGTAATACTTGCAGAAATTGATACCGAGGCAAACAAAATTTCTTTAGCAATTACTGTAGCACTAGATTCAATAGAAAGAACAGCTGATGCAAGTTTAATTTTTGTTCCAAGAGTTAACGTTGCACCATCTATTATAATTATAGATTGTGCAAGTTTAACTTTAGTAGCAGATATAATTAAATTACTTTCAACAGAAATATTAGAATAAATAAGACCAGGATTAAAAGTCAAAGTTGCTATCGCGGATGAACTAATTGATATTTGTATTTGTGCTTCTTTAGCCTCATCTGGATTAAAAAAATCTAAACCTGATTTTAACGGTTCAGAAAATGAGTAAAAACTTGTTGTCATTTTATCTCTCCGTTAAAGTTAAAGAAACATCGTAATAAGAACACTGAGTAGTATAATCTCGTCTTATTAGATCTTCGCTATATGAATCTATATAACAATCTAATGTTTGATACTCACCTGGCGATAATTCAATAATAATTGTCGCAGCAGCTGAGCCATTAGCTAAAGAATAAAGAAAATCTCTTCCAACACGCCCATCAACAGTTTTTGATTGCTGGCTTGGTAAATATGACCAGTTTAAAGAAAATTGTTTTTTATTCCTTGAATAATATCTACGTTTATGACCCGATGCTAAATCAATATCATTAGCAGCAATCTGTTCACTAATAGATATTTTTCTGTTATGTTCTGTTATTTCTGTTGAGTTAATTGATAAAAGTTTATGTATTGACATCACACGCCTCTATTTAAACCTGTATATGTTTTAATTACCCTATTTTCTAAACCAGCTGTTTTTTGATTTCTTGGCAAAACTTTTGTATTATATTCTTTCATCATTGAATTAAACCATTCTGGCTCTCCAACAAATGTGTCAACATAGATATTTACATTCTGCGTTGATGAACTCGTTCCACCAGCAGACTGCATTGCTGGCGCTGGAACCCTCATTGATGGAATTTGCGGGACAGAGAACTTTGCTTTATTAAGCTGATTCAGAGCAGGTATGCCAATCTTCCTTACAGCCTCTGCATTTAGAACAAATTCACCACCATGCAGAGTTGCAGGAATTGGCATAGATGGAGCGCCGGGTACAAATCCGCCTTTTTTACGATCTATTACAGCGCCCTTTCTGCCTAAATAATTTTTCCAAGATTGATCCGGATCATGAAATAAATGTCTATAATCATTAATTGTTTTTATATCTTCCGGCGTTATCACACCTTTCTTTATATTTTTTATTGCATCTAAAAATTGCTGCTCTATAGTTGGTGTATTAGTATATACACCCTTTATACGTGGGTCCAACATTGCCGCATTTAACATTTGCTGCCAAGCAATTAAATCACTTGCGCCATAAGAAGTTAACCAGCCGCTATAATCCATTACACTTTCTTTATTTTTATTAAAAGTCTCTGGTATTTCAAGTCCGTGTGGATGCGGTAGGAAAAAGGAATGTCCCATTTCATGCCTTAATACACGTATCCCAGACTGCCCCTCCATTGTGAGAGCACTAATCATCAGATTGCCAAGTCCTATTATTGCCTTTACTTTATCCCACCAGTTTGGCTTTACTTTATCCCTATCGTATTTCATCCACTCGGGACCATGTTCATGAACAGTTGCGTGTTCAGGTTGAACCAAACCCATAAGGCTCTTAGCAAGAGCTTGATATGTAGTCATTAGTGCATCAGGAGTTAAAATTGAACCAATTTTAAATATACCTTTTACTACAGGGTTTGAGTAACCTTGTAACTCATCAATTGAAATCATACTCCCCATTTTAGGTTTTATACCTTTTAGATAATCAAGGAAAAGATTGTCCATTTTTGGCAAATTATGTTCTCTATAATCTGCGAGATCCATAAGCCAATCTCCATATCCAGCATAGCTACCTTTTCCTGGTGCAACTCCAAGACCAAAACCTTTTTTATTTCTTGTGAAATGATAAAGCAGATTTGCTATAATACCTGATGAGGTATCTTCTGGTGTCTGACGAACTTTACTTGGATATTTAGAATAAAGTACATCTACGCCAAGAATTTTTGATATCTCTGCATTGACTTTCCTCATTATTCCACCCAGCACACCACCTGTAAAATCAACAGTCTGGATTGTATTATCATGATAGTCAAACATTTCTGGAAGTGTTCGTATTGATGGTATTAAGGTTTTAAATGATTCATACTTTCCACCAAAACCAAATGCTTTTACCTGTTCTCTAATGCGTCCTTGTAAGCTTAAGAACGAACTGTACTCTTTTTCTTCATGCTGACGCTTAACTGAACCCCCTCCCGCAATAAAGTTTTCCAAAGCACCTTTTGGTTGCTGGCGAGTATAATGTCTGAGTAGTGCGTCCCATATAGCTTTTTCAACTGTATGAGTCCACATGAAACCTGTATTGCTTTCATCATAACCGCTTGAACTTAATTGCCAGTTACCAAAATCGGTTTTTTTAATTCTATCAAGAACAGTTATAACACCCAATTCTTTTAATTGATTGTAAATTTCGTACCAGGACATGTTGTTTAACCACTCAGTATCGCTAGTTATCGGCTCGTACATTCCTAGAATACTTGGCGCTCGGAGATCTGGCTTATTAATATACTCAGGATCTGTCATGTAAGCGCTGTCGTATCCAAAAAGTTTATCTTTCAAAGTTGGAGTATATGTTTTTGCTGGCGTTACATATTCCCTACCGAGCCCAATTGGTCCAAGTAATGCTTCAAGAGGTTTATCAAGTAGATAATTTAAACCTACAAATGCACCATATTTAAAAGTTTTACGTACACCTGATACAATTCTTTCAGTCCCCCTTTGTGTCTTCTCAGCTGCCCGCATTGCATTGTATGCAGCAGTTACTTCAGAAGGCGGATTGTGAAATAATTTGAGCATTGCGTCAAGATATTTATAATGATCTGGATGAATCTTGCCATCCGGCAATCTATCATTAGCCCTGGGGAACATCTTTTTTAGTTTTGCATGCATTGCTTCATGATAATCATCTCTTAATTTATCATGAATATCGGAAAGCTCCTTTGTTTTTGCTTTTTTACCCGCTAAGCCCAATTTACTTTTTATAAATTGTTCAAATTTACGATATTGACCACCAACACTAAATTCTTTATTAGTTTTTGGAAACAATTTATTAAATAATCCTTTAACATTTGGTATAGAAACTTGACCCGAATCAAAGCCTTTAGTCATATCCAAAAGTTTTTTACCGATATCTGCAGCTCCACCAAATAATCTTGAAATGAAAGATCTTGGACCTTTACCATCAAACTCATTCCAAATAGAACGAGAAGATCGTTTTGGTAAAATTGATTTTATTGTGTCTTTAATAGGAAACTTCCATGTATTTTCATTTAATGCCAGACTACCAAGCGATTGCTCCGCTTTGGTTAAAAATAAATCATAAAGATGAGGAAAGTATGCTCTTTTATGTGGTCGGACACCCATAGCTTTACCAAGCTTTCTTGCCCAGGCGTTCGCTGCTGATTCCTTAACTGAGCCGCCAGGACCTTGCATGAAGCCGCCGCCATGTATTTTTGCTACATATTCAGCAATACTCCGAGCTAGCCAACGTTTTACACCTTCAAATTTAGTAACTTCTTTTGATTGAGGAATGATTCTTGGGTCTTTAATAAGGGGTGCTTTTCCAGCTAGCGCGTCTTTAAAAGCGGTTAGATCAATCCTCATTCCGTGAAAAAGTGGATCGCGTTCTATCATCAGAGCTATGTTTGATCTTGTACCCTCTTTTTCAAACAGCCCTAATATTTCATCAATATATCTATTCCAATAAGTTAGCTCTTCTGGCGAATTTAAAATTTTTGGCATTATACCTAGTCTTTGTAGTTGAGCTTTTGTAAACAATCTAGCAGCGACAACTTTTTCAGCTTGGTTTAGTGTATGACCTTTAGTAACACCTGTTAGATAATCTAGTTCATCCCAAAGATCAAGAATATCTCTATCAGCTTGCCCTGTCACTTCATCAAGAATACCTCTTCCGATTTTTAGATTTGGATTACCTTTAGGATTTATTTTTAGCGCGTCAGTATATGCCTGCAGAGGTCTATAGTTAAAAGGTAATGCGTCTACATAGTTAGGAGAATTGCCAGCAGCAAAGTCTATAATAGGTCTAGAATTTGGAAAATTCTCCATATACCATCTTTTTGGTATATTCCTTATACCTTCTTCAAAAATAGTACCATATTTAAATTTCTTAATATTAGTAGGAATATTCTTAATTCTAGTAGGAATATTCTTAACGAATGACGAGATCTCTGTTCCTAAAGATGATCCTGCAGTTGCTTCCACAACTTCATCAATAATATCATCTACTTTGCCAGTGACAGATTTAATCGTCTGAATCGGCTCGAGGACTGCAGAAGGAGATTTGACACCGGCAGCAGCTTCTTTAGCAGCTTTGGCAGCAGAGACCGCCTTTGCAGCTTTGGCAACATTTGCAAACCCGCCAACCGCTGTCACTGGAGTACCGGATGCCGCTGTGGCGGCTATG